GGCAAGCATGGCGCGAACGAGCACGTTCGCCTGGTCGATGAAGGAAGGCTGGGCAACGCGGAGGCGGCGCAAGCTTTCGGCAATGTCGTCTTGGTGTGTCATGGTCGTGGTCTTGCCGCAGTATATGCGCACGCGTGCGCAGTTTGCAATCAAATTCCGCTTACTTGCTGCTTTTTGTGCAACGGCTGCCGCCACATCAGCCCATAGGTCACCGCGTCAAAGGGGTGGTCTTCGGCGTCGGTGTCCACGTCTTCGATGTCGTGCGGATCGCGGGGAAGCGCGGGGATCGTTTCGATTGCGTTTTCGCAGGTGTCGAAGAATACCAGCCCCGGCCCGCCTTTCGGGCAAAGCGGGTTCTTGGCCAGCAGGCGGTGCAGGTGCTTCACCCGGTCGACACGTGACCCAGGCCACTTTTCGCACGGCTTGAAGTGGCAACCGTGCAGGTTCATCACCTTCCCCCGCGGGATGGCGTTCTGTTGCCCGGTGTCAGCGAAGGCGGCGCTGTCCAGAATGCCGCGGATCGTCTCCCCGTAGGGCTTGCCGTCGGCCATGATGATGCGCGAATCGATCTTTTTAATCTTCGCCGCCATGGTTTCGGGCAGCATCTTTTCTTCGTAAAGTTCCGCCACCACGTAAACCGTTTTCGTGTTCGGGTTCTGGGTGAACCAGTAAACGGCAGCAGGGGCGGCAAACCCATCGTCGGCCCCGCGCCAAATCTTCCAGCCCCGGGGGATTCGGAAAGGCCGGCACACGTGCCTTTCCTGCCGCCACACGTAACCATAAACCGCCCCGGCCACAATGTTCCAGTCTCCATCCCGCATGGCTTTGACCAGCACGGGATCGCCCAGGCCTTCCAGGCGTTGCAAATATCGCGGATCGTTCGCCAGCAGGCTGGGGTTGTCCACCGCCCGGGCGGGCACGAAGACGCGGCGCATGCCCCCTTCTTCGTCCGAAGAGCGTTTGATATGGTATGCCCCCGCCTTCACAAAAGTGCGTTTGACCCACACGTGCCCCACGCCCCCCGGATTCGTCCCTGCCATCATCCGCGGAAACTTGCCGGCAAGGTGGTCGGGGATTTTCAGCCCGCCCAGCCGCATCCGGCCGCGCAAATATCGGTACATCGATTCCGTGAAGTGGGTCAGTTCGTCCATGAACAAGGCGTGGATTTCGCTCCCCTGAAATCGGGGCAAATCCTTTTCGTGGTTCATGTGATTCAGGAAGATGCGCGAGCCGTTCCAAAATCGAATTTCCTTCTGCACGATCTCCACGTGGCCCGATTGAACCAGCGGGGCCAGCAGCATGTGAAAGCTTCCCGGGCCTTCCATGTGATTCTTCACAAGGTCGGGAAAGAACCGCCGGAAAAAGTAGGCGTTCAGCCCGGGCACGCTGGTGCAGTAGATGGTTGCCGCTGCCCGCATCAGGTGGCTTTTCCCACCGCCGGCCGCGCCACCGTATAGAATTTCCTCCGCGGGCGCGGTCAGGGCGCGTTGCTGTTGCTGATAAAGCTGAAGTTCAAGCCGGGGCGCTTCCATCGGGTTCCTTGTCGAAAATCCACGGGGCAGGTTCCTGCCCGGCCACGCTGATCAGGATCACCGGGGCAACCGCTGTTTCCAATGGCTTCCCACCTGGTCCCGACATTTCGACGGCAGCACGCCCGCGCCAGCGGTCAGGGTGCCGGCGTTCCAGAATCCAGGCCGCCCCCTTCCAGTCGCCCTTCTTCACCACCCGCACCAGTTCGACTTCCCCCACCGCGCTGGCGGCGTCGAAGTCGGCAGCGAATTGCCGAAACTTCGGGTCGCCTTCTTCCACCACTTCCCCCTGGTCGTCCAGTTTGTCGCGCCCCTTGGTCAACCAAATGCGAAGCGTGTTCACGTGGATGCCGCACGCCTGGGCGGCGGTTCCCATGAAGTTTCCAGCCTTCATCATTGCCACCAGTTTCTTGTGGCGGGCTGGTGTGAGTTTACATGATTCGTTCATTTTTGCAGGATGCTGGCGGCAAGCATGGCAGCCCGTCCAGCTTCATCAGCTGGGCGCACGGTTTCTTCTTTCATGTCCACGATGCCGTCGGCCTGGGCACCTTTCAACCCCAGAACGCCGGCCACCACGGGATCGCTGCCATTGTCGATGGTCAGATAAAAGGCGGTGCACTGTTCTTGCTGCCCGTCGCGGTGCACGCGTCCGATCAGCTGATTGATCGCCTGGGGTGACCAGTCCAGTTCGGCAATCACCACGGTGTTCGACATCCCTTGAAGCCCGTCCAGGCCTTCCCCGGATCGCAGGCTGATCAGAAAAACCTGGGCGTGCCCACCCACGAAGGAATCCTTGGCGCGTTGCTTCGCCGCCGGGCTTTCGCTCCCGGTGTATTTCACCGACGTGATCCCCTTTTCTTCCAAGATACTTTCAAGCACCGCGTAAACTTCGCGGTGCCATGCCCCCACCACCACTTGCCGGCCATTGCCCACAAGGTCGGCCACGAATTCGGCGGCAAACGGGGCTTTGGCAATCCCGGTGGCCTGCCGCAGCATCAGGTCCAGCTGGCGGGCAGCCTTCCCTTTTTCCACGAAGGTGCCGTGCAGCACGGTGGCGGCAAGGTTCAGCGCTTTGCTTTTCAGCACGGCAATCACGTTTGCATCGTACTCGATCGGCACCTGCACCCGCAGCAGGTCGGGCAGTTCGCGCCCCACTTCTTCCCGGGTGCGGCGCACCATGTTTCCGCTTTGCCGCAGGTGGGCCCCCAGCGCCACCGGATCGTTGACCACGTTGTGCCGGCCGTTCCAGGTGCACCATTCGGTCGTGAATTCCCCATACGTCCCCAGGTGCCCCGGCGTCAGGCAATCCATGATCGAATGGATTTCGTCCCCGTAGTTGAAAACCGGGGTGGCGGAAAGCCCCAGTCGCCACGTGGCGGCATCGGCCACTTGCTTGGCGGCGTTCCACTTGTTCGTCCCGGTGTGCCGTAGGGCGTGCACTTCGTCGAAGATCACGGTGGCCCGCGGCAGGTGATCCCGCCACCCGGCAAGGCGCGAATAAGGGATGACGGTCACGTGATGCTTCGGCACCGTCTCCTTCTCCGGGTTGGTCTTTTTGATCACGTAACTTTTCAGCCCCGGCAGGAAGCGCGCCAGCTGTTCCACCCACTGGTTCGTCAAATGGGTTGGCGTCACCACCACCGCCGGCAGCGTCCCCGGCATTGCCAGCAGCCCGATGCCCACCGCGGTCTTGCCCAGCCCCAGGTCGTCGCCGCACAAAAGCCCGCGGTTCTGGAAGGCGATTTCCACCGCTTGAAGCTGGTATTGCCGAAGCGGAAGGGCAAGGCCAGGCGGTTGCGTGTGCTCGGCAGCCATGGCGTTTTCGCTCACCAGTCGGCGCGACTTGGCAATTTCGGCCTGGGCGGTCAGGTATTGCCAAACGTGCCGGTCGATGTCGTGCGGGTATCGGTGCAGAATCCATTCCACATCCTCCGCGTTCGCCGGGGTGTCATCGATGCGGATCAGTTGCCCGGCCGCCTTGGCGCTGGCGAAGAGTCGCCGCAATCGCATGCGGATGTCGGGGGCGCTGTCGAAGCACCAAACCCGGCCGCGCTTTCCATTTTCGAGCGTGACGCGGTTCACCAGAATGTGGGGTGCACGATTTTGAAAGGGACGGTCAGAAAGTTGCGCACCGCGGTGGGGCGCGTTGCCACCAGAATCAGCCCGCCGGGGCAGTGCGGTTCGTAGCGTGCCAGCTGGCGCATGGTGTCGCCCGCGCTGGCCTTCGTCTTGCATTCAATGCCGATGTCGAAGCCCGGCAGGAAAAAGTCGATTCGGTTCGCCCGGTCGAAGTGGTGTTCGCGTTCGAATCCAAACCGCCCTTCGGTCAGGATCGTTTCCACGGCGCGTTGCAGCGCGTCTTCGTTGTTCACTTTGCCGCTGAGTCGCGAGCGCAGCAGGATGGTCAGGGTTTCAATGGTCATGGTCGTGGTGGCAACTTGGCAATCTGTCGTTCCAGTTCGGCCTTCGCTTCTTCGAAGGTCATCCGCAAGGCGTCAATTCCAAACTTCGAAAGTGCGGTCACTTGGTTCACGCTGCAAAGGCCGGCTTCCTTCCGGGTGCCTTGGATGCTGATCAGTGCGCTGGCCTGCCCCCGGCTGGTCACCGTCTCCGGGTCCACGTTCCACTTCTCCAAGATCGTGGCCTGGGCGGCGCTCACCGGCTTCACTTCCCATTCCGCCATCGGTTCGTAATCCAGCAATTCGGGCTGGTGGAAAACGGCGGCCAGCGCGCGCGCATCATAGCGGCTGGCCCGGCGCTTCGCCGCTTCCTTCATGGCGCGAATCAGCCGTTGTTCCCGTTCGTCGGTCACCTGTTCGTCCACCATGAAAAGGTCCATGGGTTCGTCGGTGGCAATCTTGTCGGCCACCGCCTTCTTCTGCACCGGCACGTCGGTCACCAGATCGGCCGGCCCCATCACGTCGTGGGTTTCGAAGTGCCACAAGAAATCCAGCAGAAGCATGTCCTGCTTCCGGTCGGGGTGGGCGCACCAGCCCGCGCACCCGTGGGGGCAGAAAAGCCGGGTGCCCCGCCCGACCATTTGAATATAAGCCCCCCGGCTTCGGGTCGGTCGCAGGATGATCACGCAATCGATTTCCGGGCAGTCGAAGCCCTTCGTAAGAAGTTGCGCGTTGTTCAGCATGCGGAATTTCCCGCGCTGAAATCCTTCGATCACTTCCGCCCGGTCGGGGCTGGCCCCGTCGACGTGCGCGGCGGCAATCCCGCGGTCCTGGGCCATGGCGGTGAATTCCTGGGATGCCTTCACCGATGGGTGGAAGATCAGGATTCGCTTTCGGTCGCCGGCATACTTGTCGATGCTGTCCAGCACGGCGTGCCAATACGGGCGGATGTCTTCGGCAACCGCTTCGTCGTCGCCCGCGGTGTTGCCCACTTCTGCCGTCACCGGAATCACCACCTGGGCGGTCTGCACCACGATGGGGGAAAGCATTTGTTCGTCGATCAGTTCTTTCAGCGTCACCTTTGCGGCAAGGTGCTGGTAAAACTTCAGCAGGGATCGCTTGTCGCCCCGCTCAGGGGTGGCGGTCACGCCCAGCAGGTCGGCCGGTTCGAAGTGCTTCAGCACGCGTTGCCATGTGTCGGCCATGCTCATGTGCGCCTCGTCTGCAATCACGAAGCCGAAGTGATCCTGGGGCCAGCGCGCAAGGCGGGCAGCCCCGGCCATGGTTTGGATGCTCCCCACCACCACCTGGGCTTTCAAGCTGGCGCGGGCATCGGCTTTTTCCAGATCGGGAATAATGCCGGTTGATAGGTGGATTTTGTCCACCGCCTGGTCGCAAAGTTCGATGGTGTCGCAAAGGAAAAGGCACCGTTCAGGCCGGGCACGCTTCTGCCGTTCGAAGATCATGGCGGCGGTCATAATCGTCTTTCCCGCCCCGGTCGCCGCTTCCCCTAGCAGGCGTTTCATCGGCTCGCCTTCCGGCCCGCATTTGAAGCAGTCGGTGATCGTCCTGCACCACCGCTTTTGATACGGTCGAAGATTCCATTTCATGGTCGTGGTCGTTTGGTTTTTGCACGGTTTTCGTGCGTCCTACACTGTTGGAAGGGCGCGGGGCAAATTTGCCCCGCACCCCCGCACCCCCCGCCGGGTCACTCTTTCGCCGCACCTTTCTGGCGCGAAACCACCACGTGCCACCCGTCGATTTCGAAAGACATTTTCGAAGCCCCACCGCTCAGGGTGCGCAGGAAAAGGTCGGCAATCTTGTCTTCCCGGCTCACCGTGCCATTGATGAATTTCAAGGCCTTCTTCACGGTCCACTTCCGCACAATCAATTCCCGGATCGTCTTCTGCTCGGGGAAACTCAGGTCAGTGAAGTCACGCAGTTCTTGCACGGTCTTCAGCACCGTGCTGTCCCGGATCGCTTTGGTGAATTCTTCGCCGTGGGCGCGTTCCAGGCCGGCGGCGTTGCCTTCGTAAATCTTCGTGCGTTCGGCGTCGGCTTCGGCGTTCTGGTCATTGCTGGCGGCGGCGGCGGCGTCGGCCTTCCGGTCTTCCAGGATTTTGATGGCTTCGTGAAGCGTCTTGGTGCCGGCCACCACTTCGGCGTGCAGGTCGGGCGCTTCCTTCTTCAGCTTTTTGGCGTGCTTGATGGATGTCGCGGAAACGTGCGCGACTTCGGCCGCCTTGTCGGCGGATCGCCCAGCTTCGCCGGCCGGGGCTTCCGGGGTGGCGTGCTTCGCTGCCGCTTCCAGGCGTTGCTTCGCTTCGGCTTCGAAGAAGGGCATGGCGTCGATGCTCACCGCTGCCCGCTGGCTGGTGCTCAGGTGCCGGCGGAAAAGGTTCTTGGCCAGCACCCAGGTGGTCGGGCTCGCCCCGTCTTTCTCCGGGTTGAAGTTGCGCACGTCGGGCGTTTTGTTCAGCGAAAGGCACGCTTCGAATCTGCTTCGCCCGTCCAGGATTTTGCCGGCCAGCAGCACGATGGGGTCCAGTTGTCCATCCTTGGCAATGGAGTCACGAAGCAGGGTTTGTTCGCCTTCCGTCGGCATCGGCAGCAGGTTGGCAATCGGGTGATATTCAAGAGCGGTGGTCATGGTGTTTTGTGGATGGGGTGAAGGAGGGTCAGAAAATCGTGGAAGCAGAAGCCCAGGCCGGCCGGGACCAGGTGCGCGGTGGTCCAGGTCACGCTTTTGCGGTCGGTCGTGGCAGCCCGCACCATGCTGGGGGTCAGCAATCGCACCGCCCGGTCGTGCCGCCAAAGGAATGCCACCGCTGCCCCAGCCTTTTCCCAGGCCAGCGCGTTTGTCAATTGGTCGTGGCTGATCCCGCTGCCCTTCTGCTTTTCGGCCAGCACGGCAAGCCGGGGTTCTTCGGTCGACTTCACTTCGATCATCACCGCCTTGCCGCCCATTTCCGTCCAGGTGCCCACGAAGTCCAGGAATGGATTCGGCAGCAGGATGGTCACGGGCTTGCCGCATTTCCAAAGCGTTCGGGTGGGCGGGTCCACCTTGCGGATGTCGGCGCGTCCGGTCGCCCGGTAGGCGTCGCACACCATCCCCACTTCCCGTTCGAAGGCCTGCCCAGGCGTCGCTTTCATAGGCGTTCGCATTTCATGCCACGTTCTTCAGCGCGGCGCATCACCCGGGCCACCACCCCGCGGCCGGCTTGCTTCCGATCCCATTCGGTGCCGCCTTCGAAAATCCAGGCGTGGGTGCCGCCTGGGTTTTCATGCGCCACCACCACGGTGGACGTGGGCCGGTGGGCGCTGAAAACGATCGATTCGTTTTCAAGCACGGCGGCAAGTTGCAGGTCGATTGACGCGTTGCCACCACGCAGCTGGGCAATTTCGTCGTCGGTCAGTTGTCGTGTCGTGAGAGCGTGCATAAACGGGAAATCATGTCATCGGTGAAGGCGGCGCGGGCTGCTTCCAGGTGGCTGCAACGCTTCGCGGGTTTTTGCCCCCGGTCAAGTTCGGGCTGGCATCGAAACTGGTGGTGCTCACATCCGCAAGCACCCCAGCCATTGTTCGCGCTTATGTCCACCAAGTGGTTCAGCCCACGGGTGGATGATTCAACCAGCCACCTGAATGGCGGTTCATGCGGGAAAGCGTTCACGCCATGGGGAAATCGAAGTCGACGTGTCCACCTTGGCTTCTGGCAATCACGTGCACCCAGCGGGAAAGCCCGGTGCCCAGTTGCATCGGCAACGGTGGTTCGATGACGATTCGCGGGCGGCCATTGTCCTGCCGCACAATTCGAACGCCTGGTGGCAGCTTGCAAAGGGCCAGTGCCGCCTTGCAGGCATTCGCCGCGGTTTCCGGTTGCCAGTCGGAATCGGCCACCACCACCCGCGGGGCGCGGGTCGTGCGGTCAGGGTCGGCATCCTTCACGAATAAACGAATGTGCAGCCCGTGGGCTTCGCCGGCTTCGTTCAGAATCCCCTTCAGCGCTTGGAAGTTCGCCCCGCCAGAACCGATAATCCGGGGCATGTCCGCAGGGGATGGCTGCACCATCACCCCGAAGAACCGCGATTCTTCAGAAACGCGGATCACCAGCGCTTCGGGTTGCGTGCAAACCGGTGCGATGATCGTTTTCAGTGCGGCGTTTAAGGTCGTGGCGTTCATGGTTTCCGTCCTACGATGGCAAGGGCAACGATGCAAGAGACGACAAGCGCGCCAGCCGCAGGGCCGGGCCAGTCCTTCACCGCCAAATAAACGCTGGCCCAGGTGCCGCTGATCATCACCAGCGCCCCCGCGAAAGCTTGCGCGTTCAAAATTGACCCCCTTCGATTTTGGTGCCCCGGGCGCTTTCCCAGTCGCCCCACAAGAACCGCGCACCACCCGACCGCAGGCGGTCGACGGCAGCAGCCCCCAGCCATTCCCGAATCACCACCGCCGGCCGGTTCGAAAGAAGCAGGGTTTGCCGGCAATTCTTCTGCCGCCCGTCGATCACGTCATAAATCAAACGCATGCCGTCCTTCGGCAATTCGGCAAAGGCCACTTCGTCCAGGATCAGCAAGGCCACGTCGGCCAGTCGGTCGATCATGCGTTGCCGGTCGCCGTTTTCATAAGCGCGGTGGGATGCTTCGAAGAGTTTGTGGCAGTTCCACCACTGCACCGAATAGTCGCCCGCCTGGGCAATCCGTTCTTTCGCGATTGCCGCGGCAAGGTGGCCTTTCCCGATCCCTACACTGCCGGCCATGATCAGGTTTCGCGGGCTGCCGTGCTGGAAGGTGATGCAGGCCTGCTTGAAGGTGTGCGGCGGGTCGGATTTCTCCCGGGGGGGCCGGTCCAGGTCGAAGTTGTCAAAGGTCGCGTGCAGCACGTCGGAGGGAATGCCAGCGCGTCGCCACACTTGGCGAAGGTGCTCATGGGCGGCGGTGGCAGCGCAGGATCGGCAATCATAGGCCAGCGCGCATGCCGCTTCCGATGCCTCCCGGTTCAGGGTCGACACTTCCCCGCAGGCCTTGCAGGTCTTCGCGGGTGGCGCTTCGGTCAGGATCGGCGCAAAGGCCGCGGCGCGTGCCTGGGCTTTGGCAATGATGCGGTCGGTGATTGATGTCAGGTCGTTCATGGTCGTGGTGGTGTTCGTGGTTAAAACTTCTTCAGCTGTTCTTCGGTCATGGTCGTGGTCGAAGCTTTGATGGTATCGCTTCCCTTCGGTTCGTAAACTTCCAGCCATCGCCGGTCAATCGATCGATCCACCATCCTGCGCAAGGCGTCGTCGCCATAGCGCTGGGCAAGGTAAAGGAAGTTCTTCAAATGCGCACCGGCCGCCCGTTCGGTCCAGGCGGTGCGTGTTTCGCCGGAAAGGGGTCGTGTTGCCCTTTCTTCCCTGTACCCCTGCCATGCGGTCCAGGCGGCCTTGAAAACCTCACTGGCGAGAAGGTCGGGTTGAATCAGCCGTGCCAGCGCGAGTTCGTCGGCGGTGCGGTCGCGGATTTGCTTTCGCTGCCCCGATTTTGGGGCTTCAGCCACTATACTGGGATTCCCTTCCTTTGATGTCCTTCTTTTATTTCCTTCGTCTCCATTCAAACCGGAGGGGTCCCCTCCATTCAAACCAGAGGGGTGGTCTCCATTCAAAGCAGGGGGGTGGTTTTTTCCTAGGGGTTCCCACGCTGAAGGTTTTTCTAAAAAATAGCGGGTTGTCTTGCCGGGGCGAAGTTCTGCCCGAATCATATTTCGATCCACCAGCATGGACAGTGCGGCACGCACCGTGTCAGCGTGAAGCTGGCAATGATCGGCAATCCCCTGCACCGCCGGCCACGCTGCCCCGCTACCAGCCCGCCGGGCAAGGTGGGCGTAAACGCGGAAAGCTGAAGGTGTCAGGCCGGCGTCGTCCACCACCGAATGAATGAAAATCACATTCATTTCGCTGGTGTCCTGAATCAGGTCGCGTTTCGTCATGGTCGTGTCGTCATGGTGATTTCCACCTGGTTTTCGTTTGGTTGAATGATCAGGTGCCCGTCGGCCCGCAGGCGGATCAGGCTTCGGCGGATCGCTGGTGCACCGCACCCGCAGAATTTTGCCAGCTGGGCAATGGTCAGATTTGCCCCGGCGTCGCCGCAGTTCGCGACGCGGATCAAAATCAGCTTATCCACGGGCTTGCGTGTTTCGGCATCGAAGGCCTGGGAAAGTAGGGCGGCGCTCATAGTGGCCCCCTTCCGTTGTCCAGGTCTTCGCGGCGTTTGCCTAGGCCGGCTTCAATGGCTGCTTCGACTTCCGCCCGGGTGCGCGGTCCCTTCCGCTTCTCAGCTTCGGCCTTTGCCAAGCGCTTCAGGCATTGCCCGGCAACGTGCAGCATTTCGTCCAGCGCTGGTTCGAAGTGGTTTTCGTCGACGGAAACGAAGGTGCTCAGCGGGGTGCCATTCACCTGGGCGCAAACCCGCAAGGTCAGGTGGTTTGTCCGGTGGAAATAATCCGGTTCCAGTTCGATTCGAAGGAAATCAATTGTCATGGTCGTGGTCGTGGTGGCGGTCTATGTCAGAAGATCGGTTCCATTTCAAGGAAGAACGGGGAAACTTCGCGGGCTTCCATGCGGGCGCTGTATTCGTTCGGCCGGTTGCGGCAAGTCGACACTTCCAGGCGGGTGCGTGCCCGGGTGATTGCCACGAAGAAAAGGCGGCGTTCTTCTTCGATTCGTTCGGCCTTCGGGATTCCTTCGGCCCCGGCAATCCACACGTTGTCAAATTCCAGGCCTTTGGCCCCGTGCATGGTGGCAACCGTCACCGCCCCCTTCACCTTTTCCACCTGCTCTTCGTCCCGCAGGCATTGCAGGATTTCCAGCGGGTCCAGGCTGCCGGCCGCGCGCGCGGCGCTCAGCACCTTCAGCACCGTGCCTTGCGTGATCATTTCGCGGCGCATCATGGCGGCCAGTTCGGCTTCGGTTGCCGGTGGGTCCAGGATCAGCGCGAAAGGGGCGGCGGTTTCGATCAGCTTTTGCGCCACGTGCGCGGGGCGGGTTGCCCGCCACCATGCCGCTTGCATCACCGCGCTTTGCGGGTTTGCCATCAGGTTCAGGAAAATGCGCGCCATGCCCATGGTGCCGTCGACGGGTGCCGGCCGGGCAGGCATCGGCAGGCCGGCGGCACGCAGCGCGTCGTCCAGCTTTTTGCGGTTGGCATTGTAGCGGGTCAGCACCGCCCATTCCCCACCGGCCCGGATCGCTTCAATGATCGCCGCGGTTTCCAGCACGTCGGTGTCGAAGATGTGACGCCCCACCCGCCCTTGCCCTTCCCACACTGCTTTCATGGGAAGCTTCCGGCGGTTCGGGTTTCGGCAAATCACATTCACCGCGGCATCCACGATTTCCGGCCGGCTTCGGAAATTGCCGGTCAGCGCCATCCGAAACCCGGCACGCTTCCGCATGTTTTCCAGCGTCGCCCCGCGGAAAGAATAAATCGCCTGGTCAGTGTCGCCCACGAAAAAGCGGCTGGCGCAATAAAGCCCGTCATAAACTTCATCATCAAGCGGTCCAGAATCCTGGTATTCGTCGACGAAAAGGTGCCAGCCGTTCCCGTAGTCCGGGGCATACTTCGCCCCCAGGGTCAGCAGGGTGTCGTAATCCACCGCCCCGGCACTGCTCAGTGCCTTCAGGTAGGCGGCCACCGGGGGTTGCGTCTTCGCGTCCGCCTGCGCTCCCAGCAGCACCGCCTTGCAGGCTTTCAAGCTGGCCTTCGAACGTGTCGCGGTTATGCACTGCTTCAGCATGGCTTCCGCCTGCTCTTCGTCCAGCACCACCATGGTGGGCACCTTGCGGCGCACCATCCGGGTGCAAAGCGCGTGCAGCGTCCCCACGAAGTGCGGGTGAATGTTTCGGGCGTTCAGCTTTTCCTTCAGCTGGGCGGCGGCCTTGTTCGTGAAAGTGATGGCAATCACCTTGGTCTGGTCCAGCGGTTGCATGTCGGCAATCCGTTCGATCAGTGTTGCCGTCTTGCCGCTGCCAGGGCAGGCTTCCAGAATAATTTTCCATTCAGTAGAATAAACGGCGGCGCGTTGCTCGGGTGTCAGTTCAATATTCATGGTCGTGGTCGTGGTTTTACAGTGTCGGGAGGGTGCGGGGCAAATTTGCCCCGCATCATTTTGGCAGGTCGGCGGGCGTGATGGATTGGAAGCCCGTGGTGCCCCAGAAGGCGGCATCATGGTCGAAAACAAACGCTTGGTCAATGGTGCCGTCGCTGATCGAATCCACCAGCACCTTCGCCAGTTCCACCTTCCGCTTCACGTCGACGCGTGAAACTTCGTCGATCATCACCAGCGCGCCTTTGCCGCCTTGCAGGCCGACTTGCAGCGCGATGGTGGCAACCACCTGTTCGGCACCGCTCAGCACGTCGAACGGCACGAATGCCGCACCGATCCAGCGCCCCATGATCCCGTCTTCCACCACCAGTTTGCTGCCAAGCACCGCGGTGCTGAATTGCTCGGCGGCCGCGGCCACCATATTGAACGCGCTGGCCATTTCTTCCTGCATGATTTGCCGGATCGTCTTCGCCTTTGCCGCGGCATCGGCAGCCTTCGCTTCGGCGTCGTCGGCTTTCACCCGGGCTTCCCGGATGTTCGCTTCCCGCTCTTCCGCGGCGGCGTGCTCCCGGTCGGCCGTTTGCGCGGCCACCTGGGCGGCGTTCGCCACTTCCAGCGCGTCTTCGGCTGCCATCACCGCACGGTCGGCGTGGTCGTGGTCTTCTTCGGTCGGCATGTCGGCAACCACCGCCCGCAGGTGTTCGGCACCCTGGGCGGTCTGAAGCGCAAGCCGGGCCACCCCCAGCTGGTTGCGGATTTCCACAAGATGGGCGGCGGCGTTCACCGCTTGTTCGGCAAGCGGGTCGTGCAGCGCTGCCGCTTCGGTCTTCCGTCGAACAAGATCACTCCACTGAATGGCGGCGGTCAGTATCGTTTGCAGGGTGGAAAGTATGCTTCGCTGATAAACAATGTCCCCCACGCGTTTGCGTTCGGCGGTTGCTTCATCGGCCGCCTTTTCGGCCGCCTTCATCGTGGCATCGGTTGCCAGTTCGTGCGCGTGCGCATCGGCCGCGGCCTTGTTCAGCCCAGCCTTCACCGCATCCTTCCAGCCTGGGGATGCCGCCAAGCACGTGGGGCAGCAGGTCAGCGTTTCGAATTCGGCCAGTCGCTTTTCGGCTTGCTGCTTCGCCCCTTTGGCGCTGGCGGCGGCGCTGGTCGCCCGGGTCATGGCGTCCCGGGCGTCAATGGCAGCCTGGGCGGCGGCGTTTGCATCGGCGTCGGTCAGTTCTTCCAGTGCTTCCAGGCGGTCGATTTCCGCGGCCAGTTGTTCGGTCGGCTCGCTCGCCCGGGGGAATCGATCGGTGATCCCGCTGCATTGCATCGAAAGCGTGGCCACCGTGCTGGCCAGTGCGCTGGCGCGTTCGCGGGCTGCCGCCCCGACTTTTTCCACCTGGTCCCGCTTCTCTTCCAGGTCGGCAATCTTGGCAATCAGCGTGTCCACATCTTCCGGGATGTTCTTCAGCTTGCCCATGGCTTCTTCGCCGGCCCGCTGCCGGTCGCCCAGGTCTTTCACCTTCTGCCGGGCCTGCTTCACCGCATCGAATGCCGCCACCGCGGCACGCTGGGCAGCCTGCACGTCCGGGCGGGCTTTGGCTTCCTTCTCAGCGTCCACCAGCGTGGTGCCTTCCAGCATGCCAAGGAATCGCTTCCCCACCGCTTTCCAGTCCTTCGCGTCGGCTTCGTAGCCCACCGCCAGCCCTTCCATGGTTTCGAAGTTGCTGGCTTGCAGGTCCAGTTCGGCCGCCAGTCGGGTGGCCGCCTTCGCTTCCGCATCCCCGGCACCGCTGGCAACCATCCGCAACCGTTCCTTCGCGTTCGCCTTCAGGAAAATCTGGGTGTCGAGTAGGAAGGGCGGCAAGGCGGCGGCGGTGTCGCCCATCACTTCGGCCTTCACACTCTTGCCCCGCAGCGTCCACGTGCGGTCAATGTGCAGGCCGGTGTCGAAGCTTGCCCCAACGTAAAGGCTGGTGCCGCTGCACAATTTGAAAATGGCGGCGTTCGCCTTTCCCAGTTCGGGGTGCTCGCCGGTCAGCGCGAGGCGCAGCGCGTCGGCCACGGCGGTTTTGCCGGAATAGTTTGGCCCGACAACGGCAACGGCTTTGCCGAAGTCCAGGCTGGCAGTGATGCCTTTCAGGTTTTCAATTTTCAGGGTCGTGATCATGGTTTTGCAGGGTGGTGGGAAATAGGTGGTTGGCAACGAAAATGTGCGCACGCGTGCGCGTTCTACACTGTTGGAAGGGTGCGGGGCAAATTTGCCCCGCGCCCCCAGGTCGATCAGAATGGCACCGAATCGGCACCCGGTTCTTCATCGAAAAAGCCCGGCTTCGCGGGCGCGGCGGCGGGCTGGTGCGGGGCAAGCGCAGCGCGGTGGTCGGCCACCTGCTTGTTCAGTTCTTCCACCAGCCCCTTCAGCGTCGGCCCGCTGTATCCGTCTTTATAGGCGTTCATCGGCATCAGATCAGGATCGGATCGGCGCACCGTTTCCATGAAAATCTTGTCGGCCAGGATCAGCACCGCTTGCGGCACCATGGCATAACCATGCCGCTGAAGCACCCCGTGGGCAGAATGCACCGCGGCGTCGACGCAAACCCCGTGCATGGCGGCAAGGCGTGCTGCCCGCTTCTTCACGTTCAGCAGGAAGTCGGCCGGGGCGGCGGTGTCGCGGTGGGTGGTGGTTTCCTGCCGGGGGGCGGGCGCTTCCTGCCGGGGGGCGGCATCCGCGGCACGCTGGCGCTGGTCCAGCTTTTCGTCGACGGCGGCGGCAAGGCCTTCGCCCCCGCGGGCATCGGCGGCGTTCACCATTTCCGCGGTGCTGGTCACTTTGATTTTCCGGGTGGTCTTCCCCTGATATTCGTCGTCGAAGGCATAAAGCCCCGTCCTGCCCTTGTCGCCCTTGTGCGAATAAATCCGCACCGTCTTGCCCTTCCAGCTTCCGGGCACGTCGTCGCACCCCTTCCATTTCACTTCGATCAGGTCGCCCGCGGCGTCGGACATTTCCCCATTCTGGAAACTCCATTCCCCGTGTTCCCCGGTGCCAGCTTTCCGGGGGAAGAGTTTCGTGATTTTGCCTTCAATACATTCAAGCACTGCACCATCGGCAAGGTGCTGCTTAATAACGCTGAACGGTGTCGGATTCATTTCGTGGTCGTGGTTGGTGGTGGTTCTGATCAAAGGCCTTTCGCCCATTCTGGCATGGTTGCAATCTCTTCTGCTTCCAGCACGGCAAGCAATTGTTCGGCGCTGGTGATTCGGCGCATGCCGGCAGCCCACGGCACGTTTTTAAAGATCGCTTCATCAGGCATGGCGTGCAGGCGGGTCAGCGTTTCGGGTTTGATCTTCTTCGTGGAATGAAGCTTCCCGGCGGCGTCGACGAAGCACATTTGCGATTTGAAGATTTTCGCCGCGTCCTTCCGCAAAAGATACTTGGCAAGCATCCGGTCCACCACCCCTTCCACGCTTTCCTTTTCGAAGTTGTGAATGGCAATGGTGGCACCGTAGGCCAGCAGGGCGGCGGTGGCGGCACCCCGCCCTTCGGCGGTCAGGTGCACCAGCGTGCTGCCGCCTTGCCCGTTGTTCTGGGCTGCTCCGACTTTCTTGCCGTCAATGTGGATGTCGGCAGCGAAGCACAAGGTTTCTTCACTCATGCGGGCGCTGTATTCGACGCGTTTCAGTTCAATGGTGTGTTTCATGGTGGTGGTCGTGGTCATGCGGCAGTGTCGCACACTGCGCACGCGTGCGCAATCGAAATCTTCCAATAACGAAAAACCCCCGGCCGGCACTGGTCCGGTCGGGGGGCGTTTCAGTCCTGGTCCCTTCGCTTAGGGTTCGGTGGGCGCAGGCACCACCGGGTCCGGTTCCGTCGGCGCGGGATCGGCCGGCGGTTCATCGGGGGGCGCTGGGTCGGTCGGCGGTTCGTCCGGTGGCGGGTTGTCTTCGGCGTCGTTCGCGGCAAGCGCGGCCTGGGCAGCTTCCAGGGCAGCTTCCACTTCTTCGTCTTCCGCTTTCGCGGCGGCCAGTTCGGCTTCGGTTGGTGCCAGCTTCGCCCGTGCTTCCTTCAATGCGGCGCGGGTGGTCGTGAGGCTTGCCACAAGGGCAAGGATGATGGCAACGGATTGTTGCGCGTTTAGTTTAGCCATGGTGCTTGGTCGGTGTTCGGTTGGGTTGTCGAGGAATCCAGCCGCACGCCACACGGCGGTGGCGAGCGACGGGAAGAGAAACGAAAAGATGGTCATGGTTTGCGGGGGAAGCCCAGCGCTTGCCGGAAAGTTTCCATTGGAAAAGCTGGCCCCGGGTCGGTCTTCCAGCTGGGGGCAATAATGTCGTGCCCGGTCACGTCGTCCAGCTGATAACGGGCAATCAATGCCTGCACCACCTGGGTGGCGGCCACCAGCTGGGCGTTCGGGAAAACTTCCCACTTCATCAGCCCGCCACCGTTCTTGTGCCGGGCTTCCAGGCGAGGGATCGGTTGCCCCACCAGTTCCACCCCGGCGGTCACCGGGTAGCGGTCCCGCGGCAATTCCCCGCAGTTCGCCAGTTCGATTCCGATGGTGCACTGGTTCACCTGGGCGTTCTTGTAAACGATGCCGCTGGACGGGTCGCGCCATGTCGAATTCTTGCCGGCATGCCCGCAAGTGCGATTGAACGGCCGGCACTGGTAAACCTCCCCGTTTCGGTCGATCACCACGTGGGCGCACACGCCATCCGCCCGCTTGCGCCAGTCGGGGATCACGTATCGCGCCCCCCAGCCCCCGGTGAAGTGCATGACCGCCGCGCGCCTGGTCGGCATCGGATTGCCGCCGGGAAGCGGGTCGCGCACCGCGGTGTCAATCCAATGGTCTTCGGTGATTTTCATCGGTTTTGGTTGTGCAGTAGTCCCCAGATTAGAAAAAGGATCGCCCAGAAAATGGCAATGCAAAGCGTGATGGTGGCTGGCCCGGTGTCGGTGTCGGGAAGGGTCAGGGTCATGGCATGCCGGGCACTTCGTCGGGGTTCTTCACCCGCCAGCGCACCGCAACCGGCGGCATCGGCACCTTGTAAAAGTCATCGGAAATTTCGGATTCGTTCAGCGCGCCCAGTTCTGGGTGATGCCCCACCGCCGTGCCCCGGTATTCTTCCAGCGGCAGCACCCCGCGAATGAAAAGGCTGGGGGTCGAATCGGTGTCGGCCACCCACGGGATCAATTCGACGTTCACCCGGTGCCGAATGATTTCCCCCGTGCCCAGGTGTTCCACCCGGTAAACGTGATAGCCCGCCACCGTGCCCACCGGGTTCAGCGGGTCATCCCATACCAGCAGAATGCTGGCGAGCATCAGAAGCGCGTTCAAAAGCGAAGCCGGAAGAATTGATGCGGCGGCACCGCGGCCACCTGAAGAACGGCATGGCTGGCCCACTTCAGCAGGTCAGGGGACGATTCCACCACCAGCGCGATGGTGCGGAATCCAGGCACCTGGGCGGGCGGCGCGGGGATCGTGAAGTGCTCGCTGTCCGGGGCTTCGCCGCCGGCATTGTATGCGCGAATCGTCCAGGTCGTGCCGGCGGTCGCCTTCGTGGTCGTCCACTGGCGGGCGTCGCCGGGGATCGGCGCTTCATTCGCCTGAGTGTATGTGATCGTTTCCGGGCCTTCAGGGTTCACCTGGGTTTTGATCACTTGGTAAATCCGATAGCCCGTAACTTCAGGCGTGCCCGGGGGCTGGTCTTCCCAGGCGAAGGTCACGGTTTGCCCGAAGGCGGCAGTGAAGGAGAGCAGCAGGAAAAGCAGAGACAACGCGGATTTCATAGGCCGCCAGAAAACCCGGCATTGCCGGGAGGTCAACGAAAGTTTACTGCTTCCCCCTATGAAACTCACTCACCTAATCGTTGCCGCCATCGCCGCGCTTGCCGTGTCCTGCGGTTCACTCACGTTCCAGCCTGCCCGCGATGGCATCCCACTGGGCACCGTTGCCACCGTCGCTTACTTGCAGCAGGTGCCCGAAGCCAAACGGCCGGCAGCGGCTGCACGCGTGCGCGAGGCTGCCACCAAAATCCAATTGGTGGCGCTGTCGGAAAACCCGACCGCCGAAGCGCTGAAGGCGGCAATGGATTCTTCCGGGGCCGATCCAGCATGGAAAGCGCTCACCGCGGCGCTGATTGACGCCTACCAGCCCCAGCTTGCCGGGGCCAGCGAAAGCGAATTGAAGGTTTCACTGGTTGCAATTTCGGAGGGCATGCTTAGAACAGCGGCACTCTATGAATCCAGTAAATGACCACGAAGACGGCACTGCCGTCGTTTTTGATACGCTCCCGGTGCTGCAATTGACGAAGCGGGAGGCAATGGCAATCGGTTACGTGCACGCCTGGGCGTGCAGTTTGTTAGATCGGGGAATCGATCCCCGGAAGGAAGCGGTGCCAGCGCTGGCCGATCAGGTGATGCTTGCGCTGAAGAATGAACCGCACCCGAAGCCACCGCGGGATTTGCCCCTGATCATCGCTCTAATCTTCGGCATGATGCTGGGCGGCCTGGGCTCGCTGGCGCTTTGGATCATGTCCTGGGCACCTTACGTTCGCTAACGCCGGCCGCGGTGGTCGGTTGCTTCCTGGGATTTCACTTCTTCGACGGTCAGCGCGTTCATGCGCACCGTTTGGGGGCCCGCCAGCCCGTCGACTTCGATTGAAGGGTGGATTTCCTTCTGCTTGGCCTGCATCGTTTCCACGCCATCGGCCTGCACATTCAGCGCCCACCCGTTCAGGATGGCGGCCAGCAGCGTCGACGCGAAGGCGGAAAAGCCGGCTTGCTGGGCCAGTGTCAATTTCAGCCCGATGTGATCGGCGGCCTGAAGAAGCAGGAAGATCACCCCACCGATGAAGGCCGGGAAAAGGGAAGCACGATCACGAATGATCGATTTCAGGATTGCCGTGCGGGTGCTTGGTTTCACCCGGCTTACTTGCCAGAACGCCGCCGGCTTGCAATCGGGTTTTTCCCCGTGTCCCGGATGTCGGCTTCTATTCCCACCGTGGCTTCCCCATAACCCACGGTAAACCGCACCCGGCTGAATGGAGAGTTTGCGCAGCTGGTGCAGGCCAGCATGGCAAGGGCGGCAAGGATCGGCTTCATGGTGCCTTCTCTTCATCCACCTTCAGCTTCGCGTCAATCGCGCGAACGTCCCCCATCACTTCATGCAGCAGGGCATCCCGCTTTTCGTCCCGCGCATCCCACCGGCTTTGCACCGCTTCGATTCGCAGGTGCGCTTCCTTCGCCATCCCTTCGGCAATCTGAATGTTTCGCCCGAAGTAGGCGTTTGCCCACAAGGCCAGCCCGCCGGCCATTGACATCCCCAGGCCGCCGATCCCGATCAGGATCGTGCAAACCCCGACAAAGGCGGAAACGATCAGCCCCCAGGGTGGTGGTTTGGTGGTCGCCGTGTCGATCTTCAGCGCCAAACGGTTCAGGTGGCCTTCCACCTGTTCGAAACCGTGCGCTTGCCGTCGCCCGTGTTCCTTCAGTTCAGTTTCCAGCGTGTCCATGCGCAGTTCCACGCTGGACATTCGAACCGCCCAGTTCGGGGCTTCGTCTTGCTTTCGGCTTGGGGTTGCCATCGCGGAAAATAACGAGCGGCGGCGGGATCGCAATAGGGTGCTCATGGTGTTGTCGTCGTTACGGTCAAAGCGTCCTGTCCAGATTCCCTTAAAAGGGCGAATTCTAAAACGTGCTCATAGGTGCCCCGGGCCACCAGCTGGCGTTCGCCGGCTTCGCAAATGCAGCGCGGCAGCGTCAGCGTCCGCACCTTTGCCCCGGCGGTGATGGTCAGCGTGATGGCACGTTCGAAGGTTTCCCCCATCATCATGCTGGCGAAGTCGGCCGCGGTCGTCCGCACGGCAATGCGCCCCACCACGTCGGGGGTCAGTGATCCCTTCCAGTTTCGCGCCACGCCGGCCAGCGTGTAATTTGCCGCCCGAAGGTCGCGACTCACACTCAGCGCGGCACTGAAGACTGGCCCGGCTTCCCCGTCGAAGTCCACGGTGGCGTCCAGCGCCCCGGCGTAATTCACCCCGCCGATGTCGGTCGTGGTCCATGCGTCGTGGTCGTCGATCAGTTGCCGCCCTTCCCATTCGGTGAAGCAGGTCACCATCCGCCCCCGTTCGATCACCAGTTGCGCTTGCACCAGTGCCGCTTCCCGCAGTTCCAGGTTGCCACCTTCCACCGGCAGCAGTGCGAAGTCGAAGCGGCGCACGTCCGAAGGCCGCCCCACCTTCCACGTCCTGGTCCCCGCCACGTCGGTGCCGCGGCCTGGGTCACCTAGCGCGTCGAACATCAGTTCGCAGTTCTCACCGTCGGAAACATCGAAGGCCACCGCCAAGCTTTTGCCGCTCAGAATCGGCTGGTTTGCCGCAGTGCTTCGCCATGGGTCCCGCACCATGATGCCGGTCAGCGCCCGCCGCGCCAGCTTCACCAGCGAAGTGGTCATGGCATAGGTGCCAGTCATCAGGCCGGCCGGGCCAGTCCCCTGCCGCACTTCGATGGCACTGCGGAAATTTTCACTCATAGCGAGAGCGCCCACTTGTTGGCGAGCAATTTACAAATGGCGTCAACGTCGCCTTCTTCCTGGGCTTGGTTGCACATGATCACTTCGTGAATGTCCCCGATGTATTGCCGGCCGAAGGTCGGGTTGCCGCCGAAGTTCAGTTGCCGGGCGGCGGTCGTGAAGGTGGTCGCCCCGGCGGTCCCTCGCGCAATCGCCCGCCGGCCGTTTCGCATACTCCACGCCGTGCCGTTCTTATTGAACGCAACCACCATTCGCCCTTGCCCGCGCCACGCCGCCGCACCGCCTGGTCCAAGCGCTTCGACGGTGCCGGCGCTGGTCTGGTAATATGCGCAAGTGAAGCTGTCGTTTGAATCGTAGCGGGCCAGCACGAAGTTTTGCCCGCTGGGCGTGGTGTGCGTGTGATCGATGACGGCAGCATAAGCAGCCCCCGGCACCCCCAGCCCCAGCACCGCGAAAACGCTCCAATTGGTGGAAGCGCTGAATGGCTGCACCAGCCCGGTGGCGGCATTCGTCCGATGGTAGCCCGCCGCATAACGCACCCCAGGGCATCCGTTCTTTGCCTGATATGTCGGGGTTGTGCCGCTCACCGTGTCCATCGTGTAAGATGAACCGCCCACCACTGCCGCCCATGGGTTCACGTTTGCCCCGACCGAAAGCCCCAGGCTGGAAGCGTCCCACTGGGCCACCGTGCCGGGGATTTCGATCGATGAATACTTGTAGGCCAATCGCCACTTGGCGGCCAGTTCTTCCCGCTCTTCCCGCAGTTGCGTTTCAGTCAGCGCCCGGTTGTAAAGTCGCAGCTCGGCAACGTCCATTCGCGAGCCGGTATTGACCGGGGTGGAATTTCGGTTGTCGTGCCCCAGGATCGCATACCCCTTGCCCCCCACCAGCCCGCCGGTCTTTCCGGTGCCGCTGCCCAGCAGCACCCCGTCCCGATAGTAAAGCATCGTCTCCGCGTATCTCACCAGCTGATAAACGCACCAGTCAGGATCGCGAGTGATCGCGAACGAAAGCCGGGTGCCGGCACCCCCGCCTGGGCCATGGTCGAAATATGCGGTGGTGTTCTGGGCCATGTAAAAGCCCATGCCGCCGTTCGTGATGTCGCTCAGGAAGCATCCGCCCCCGCTGGTCTGGTTCGTGTGCCGGGCAAGGAAGGTCAGGGTGCCGCACCGCTGCCCCACCACTTCCATCGTGTTCAGGTCGTCGCAGGTCAGGAATGCCCCATCCGTGAAATCGGCCACCGCCAGATTATTTTGCGCCCGCAGGCGGCAAAGCGGTCGATATGTCGTGTTCGCCAGTTGCCGGAAAATGCGCCCGCCGGCTTTGTCCTGCCATCGGTCGAACGCTCCCGAAATCTTCAGGTCTGAAGAGTCCAGCCAAAGCGTGCGGGCTGCCGCGTCGCGGTGCAGGTGCCGGGCGTGCGGGTTGCGCTTTGGCACCGCCTGGGCGGTCTTGTTCAGGTCGTCCGGGCGAATGATTCGGGTCAGCGGCTGGTGAACCTGCCGCGGGATGTGCAGGGCGTGGCGCATGGCTTTTAGTAGTCGCCACCGTAGGCTTGAACGTGCAGGCCGGCGGCCACCGTGGTTCCGATGGTCACATAAATGCGATAGCCCGATGGGATTGGAACGTCAAAAATGTATTCGTTTTCCGCCAGTGCCGCGGTTTCCGAAAGGGTGGTGGCGGCAATCGTGATTTCCCCGATCAGGGTATTGTTCGCCGCGGTCGTCGGGGTGCTGCCGTTGTTTAGGAAGAACCGCAGGCTGGTGGCCACGTTCGATCCCTTGGCTTTGATCCTTGCCTTTTGCAGGTATGAACCATTCGCCCCGGCGGTGAAAACCAGCACCACCGTGCCGGTTCCGTCCTTTGCCGTGTTGGCGGTTGCGACTTCCCCGAAGCCCACGTTTGGGACCAGGGTAAAGATTGGTGCGGTGTTGGCGGGCATCCCGCCTTTTACGTCAAATAATTGCCACCTGCAACCGCCAGCAGCAATCCAAGGCTGGCAGTCGTCCCGCTGGCCCCGGTCGCGCCCACGTCGCCCACCCGGCTGAAGTTCACCGAAACGTCGGCATTGTTGGCAATCGTGCCCCCGCTGGCGACGTGCACCACCGTGAAGGTGTCATATGTCCCGGCGTCGGTGATCGTCCCCGTGATATTGAAAAACGCGTAATTGGCAGGGTTCGCCTTGTCGATCACCGACACCAGCCCCTTCACCGTGCTGGTCGAATCATCCCAGGCGGCCAGCACCCCGGCCAGCGCGGCGGTGTCGTCGGCAGTTTCGCAAATGTTCAGCGCGGTGGCACTGGCAATCGTCGCATTGTTGAAGAGAAGTTTTCCCGTCCCCGGATCGCCGCTGGTCGCCGTGTTGAATTTGTAATTGTAGCCCCCGGCCGCCCCTGGGGCACCGGTTGCCCCGGCCGCCCCGGCATCCCCCGCCCGGGTGAATTCCACCCGCACCGCCATGCCGTTGGTCAGCGTGCCGCCGCTGGCAATGTGGGTGGCGCTGAAGGTGTCATAAGTCCCCGAATCGGTGATGGTGCCGGTGATGTCGAAGAAGGCGAAGTTGCTGGGCAGCGCTTCGTCTTGAATCTTCAGGGTGCCTTTCACCGTGCCGGTGGCGTCATCCCAGGCGGCAATGAAGGCGGCCAGCCCGTTGCCGTCGTCGTCGGTTTCGGAAATGTTCAAGGCGGTGGCGCTGGCCACCGTGGCGTTGTTCAGCAGGATTTGCCCCGTGCCGGGGTCGCCACTGGTCGCCGTGTTGAAGACATAGGCGGCACCCGAAGCCCCGCCCCCGCCCCCACCGCTGCCCGCGCCAGCGGTCACCCAAACGTCGGCGTCGGTCGTGCCGGCGCTGATCAGTTCCACGATCAGGAAGGCATTCGCATCGATCGACAAAATCGGGCTGCCCACCCAGTTCACCCCGGCCGGCCACGCCAGCGTGCGGGGGGTGGCGTCGGCGGCAATCAGCAGGCGCACCGGCCGGCCGGCCGCCAGATTGCTGAAGCTGAAGGTGGCATCCCCGGTCAGGCTGATCACCTGGGCGGCCTTCCCGGTGAAGGAAACCGCAGGCGTTGCCGAATATGCGATGGTGTCCACCCCAGGGGCGTGCCCCCGAAGCACCCGGTGCAGCAGCCCATAAACCGTTTCGCCCGATGAAGTGGCGGGGTCCAGGATCAGTTCGATCCCCAGGAAGTTTTCCAGGATCAGCGCGCCAATGTTCGGCGTGCCGGCTTCGAAGGTGGTCAGGCGGGTGTTCGTCAGCGTTGCCATTCGGCCAGCCTATTCACGGCGGGTCCATTTGCACGGGGAAACCCAGCACCCCGTCGTGCACCGTGTAAAAAATCAGGTGCTCGGTCGTCGCCGGGGCCACGTAGGAAAACGACACCTTGCCGGTGGCAACGGTTTCGCCGTCGTCCTGCACCCAGGTGGGCGTGATCTTCACCGGGGCGGTCAGCAGGTCGGTGTCGCTGGCGTCCTGGGGCATCACATACCATTCGTAAAGGTCGGGGATTTCCCCGGTGAAGGTGTTCATGTCCGCGTCCAGGTCAGCGAAGACGTGCGCCCCGCGGTTGTGGAAGCGCGGGCGGAATTCCACTTCCCAGTTCAGCCCGGCGGTGCCGGTGGTGTCCCAGTCTTCGATTGCCAGCGCCCGGCGTGCCCGGTTCAGAAGCGTGTGGGTCCAGGTGTATTCCAGGCCTTCCAGCCCTTGCTGGTTGTACGTGATCGCCTTGAATTCCAGCGGCACGTTCAGCGGAAGAAGGTCATAACGGGCAGTAAATGCCCGCGGGATGAATTCGAAGAACATCACCACCCGGCTGCCGGGGGCGTGCGTCACCCGGGTGCTTCCCTGTTGGCTTCGCAGGTAACCCGTGATTTTAATCTGATCGGCGCTGGCCCCGGCTTCGGCCTGGGCGACTTGGAAAATCTCTTCATTGATGATCATCCAGTTTGTCCCGCCCCCCACCATGGCGTCCACGTCGTCGGCGTCGGTCGGGGCGAGGCTGAAGATTTCGAGCAAAATGGCCCGGTCGTCTTCGTTTTCCAGATTGATCGTCAAATCAAGCGTTTGCCTGGTCAGCGTCGGCCGGCTCAGGATCGAAAGCGGCGTGGCGAGGGTGCCGAAGTATGCCCAGGGGTTCAGGCTGCCCAGGGAAACGAAGTCGCCCCCGCCCCCGTCTTCGCGCGCGTAAAGGTTCAGGCCTTGAATCCGCCCGCTGTCGCGCTGGCAGAAGATGGCGAAAAACTTGTCGGCGTCGGTCAGGAAGATCGGCAGTTCCACCACTTGGAAAAGCAGGTTGCCTTGGTCGAAAGCGTCGTCGCGGTCTTCGCCCAGATAAATGTCGTCGTCGTCGTTCGTCACCCCGCCTTCGTAGGCGGCAACCGGGGCTTCGAAGGTTTCGGCAATCCCCTGCACTGGGGTCATGTAAACGTCTTCGATCAGCGTCACCGTGATCCCGTCTTCGTCCTGGTCCCCGTCGCTGATTTCGGCAACCCGCCAATAAGTCGTGGTGGGTCCACTGCTCCATTCGGTCCACACGAATTCCACAAACTGCCCCGGTTCCATCCGCTTTTCGAAGTGGTTCATATTGAACCGAAGCGTTCCTTGCGGGTATGCCATTTGTTGCAGCAGCATGGCACACATGCGGTCAGCGGTGTCCCGGTTGCTGAAGGCCGGCATGGAAAGCTTTTGGGAATTGATGCGCTGGACGGTGGCAAGGTTCCCGTCGTCGTGCTGCACCACCACTTCGGCTTGGTAGTTGTTCAGGCGGTTCTGGAATTCACACCGCAGTTCATTGATCGTGTTCACCCAGCCCGGCCGGCTCATTTGCGGATCGGTCACGTTCTCCGAAGTGATTCGAATCCGCGGCGTGTATGCTGCCGACCGATCCAGCAGGCAAAGGCACCGCAGGGTGCCGGCCACCGCCACCACCAGCGTGCTGCAATGGTTGCGGATGATTTCCACCGCGTCGGAAACCACGTTTTGGGTTTCCAGGGTGAATGACATCCCGATATTGTTGGCTTCGAAATATTGGGCAGCCACCCGGAAGGATTCAATGTCGATGTCGTTCGGGCTCATGCCCCGCCCCCACCGGTTGTTCGTGAAAATCTCGTAAAGTGCTGCCGCCGGGTTGGCGTCGTAATAGCATGGATGCGTCACCCTCGCCAGCCCCAGGGTGGTCACCGTCCCCGGGTTGCCCAGCGCGAAGCTGAAGGTGTTGGTGGCCACCGCGGTGATCGTTCGCCGGCCGTTCAGGTAGGCCGGGGCAAATCCTTCGATCAGCACCTTTTCGCCCACCGTGATCCCGTGCCCGGCGGAAGTCATCGTGACCACGCCGGCCGCCCAGGTCACCAGCGTCACCGTCTTGGTCGCCCCGGCGGTCGCGCCCCGCACCGGGAAGTCGGCCAGCGGATCGCCGGCAGCGTCCAGGCACACCGGGAAGCGGGTCACTTCGAAGCTGTACGAAAGCGGCGCGGGGCTGGTGCCGATCTTGTAGTTTGTGAACATCGCAAACGCCACCCCGCGATAATTTGACCAGTCTTCCTTGTAAACGTCCCCGGTTTCCCGGGTCTGGTCCAGGTGCCCAGGATAGAAGCGCACGCTGCCGCCGTCGCTGGCCCCGCGGGCGGTGAAGGCGTAGGAATTCGCGGTGGTGTTCGGCGTCGTGCTGTTCTCGATCACGATCCCTTCGCCAGGGTAGGATCGCACCCGTTCCAGGCGGTCCACCGGCCCCATGCAAATGCCCAGTTCGAAGCTTAAAAAATACTCATAGCCCACCACGTATTCGTCATAGCGAATCGGCAGCTTTCGCTTCCCCGCCTGATCCCGTTGCAGCAGGATCGAAGCGTAATTGTTCACCTTCTCATCGTTCGAAAGGGTCATCGATGGCGGGGGTGACGGGGCTGCCCCCTTGCCGCCGGCCGCGCTTTGCTGGGCGGCGCTTTCGCTGTCCAGCTTTTGTTCCACCTTCGACGGGTTCCGCTTGTAGGCACGCTGGGCTTCTTCCAGCGCCACCGCCCCGGGGTCGCGCTGCACCCGTTCGATGATCGGCACACTGCGGAAGCTGCTCTTGTCATAGCGAAGGTAATTCGTCCCGACTCGCTGGGTGCCGAAAACCACCGGGATGGCAATCGCTTCTGAAGCGCTGGCAATCTGCATTCCCTGGGCAGCCGCATTCTGCCGGTTGTCGCTGTTGCCACCCCCGAAGGCCGCGCCCCCCATCCCTTTGATGTTCCCCAGGTTCGGCCGGGCAAACATCGCGTTCAGCACCGTGGCGGTCACGCTGAAGGTTGCCATGGCTGGCAAGAACCACGCCAGCCCCATGCCCGCGGTTGCGAATCCCACCACCACCGCCCCGACGGCGGCAATTCCATAATTCACCCAGGTGTTGCTGCTCATGGCGGGCAGTCTGCCATTCCCCGCACCGCTTGCCACGTCAATTTCGACGGGTCAGCTTTGAAGCCCAGGCCGGTCAGTCGAAGAAGGCTTTGCGTCCGGGGCTTCCAGGCTTCCCAGTCTTCCAGGCTCACGAAGCCCAGCGCTGGAACGTGGCACATTGCCAGCCCGGTTTCCTGCAACCCGATGATGATCCCCACGTGGTTGGTTTGCCGTCCGCACCTGCAAATCACGATGTCCCCGAAGGCCGGGGGCAAATTTGCCCCGCACCCCTCCGACACTGTTGGGGGCACCCGTTTCACGTGCAAATGGGCACAAATTATGTCTTCGATCACGTTCCTTTGGCGTAACGATCCCAGGCGTTCATCGTAGAATGGAAGGGTGGGCTTCGGGATGATCCCCGCCCCGGTCAGGATCACCATCACAAGATTCACGCAGTCCACCCCTTCCCCCGGCCGGCAAAGTCGGTTCACGTGCCGGGTGCCCAGGAAGTCGCGCACCGTCATGCGCGCCCGCCCGCGGCGCTCAGGCGTCCAGATCACTTCCGATTCCTGGGCGGTTTCTTCAGCGGTTCGGTGCTCCGGTGCAGTCTCCATAATCGGGCAGCATGCAGCACCCCGTCCCCAGTGACAAGGCGAAGGCGCGGGTGCCGCGGTTCTTCGCGCAAGGCTGCCGCCTGGTCAGCGGTCAGAAGGAAGTGCGGCACGATGTGCCCCCCCTGCCATAACCATGCCCCCAGGCCGATCCTCGCGCCAAATTGGATCAGGCCGGTGATGGCATCCGGCAGCGCGAAAAGCTGGGCGGCGTCGCCGTGTTGCCAGTCGGTCGCGTCGTCCCAGTAAATGGTCGGGCCAAGGTAAATCAAACCACCCCCTGAATCGTCGGGTTGCTGCTCGGCACTTTTGGGAAGCCCCCGAAGTTCGCGAGGTTGGCGAAAAGGGCGCAATCTTCGATTGTGTGGCGGCATCCGTGATAGGCGGTTAAGGTGTCCGCGGCGGCAAGGTCAGGGTGCCACGTCAGCAGTTTCAGCTTCGTGTCGCTCCCTTCGTATGCCGACCACGCAATGGTGAAGAAAAGCCCCGTGGCGTCGTGGAAAAGGTGGCCCGCCTGAAATCGATTCGCCGGCACCCCGCTGGCCTGCCCGGTCACGATGATTTCCCGCTGGGCCGGATTCACCGAAACGATGGTGGTGGCCCAGTCGAAGTTCGTCTTGTCCAGCCCGCACCCTTCCCCATAAAGCGGGTGGTTGCATTGCCGCTCAAAATAGAACCTGGGCACCGCCCGGTCAGTGTGGAAGGCTTCCGGGGTGATCGTGCAGGCGATTTCCACCCCCTGAAATGCGAAGTTCGAAAGCTTCCCGCCTTCGACGACATAGCAGTGCTGATCCCAGTCGAGTTCCAGCGTGTCGGTCAGGCGCGTGCCCAGAATGCGAATGATCCAGGCGGCCAGTCGAACGGGGGCGGATGTCGTGAAGAACCGCCGAAGTTCTTCGTTGTTCGTCGGCAGCATCAGCGTGGTGCTTCGCGCTTCGAATTTGTCCCCGGTCACGATTGCCCCGTGCTTCAGCTGGGAAGCGGTGAAAACCTGGGGTTCGTCGGCGGCGTAGCGGGCCGGCACGTTTGAAATCGTCACGTCCTGGTCCCACCCGACAAGGAAGAGTTTCGTGCCGCCGGGCACTTCGATGATGTACGCATAAGTTGCCGCAAGGTGCGGGCTTTGCTCTTCACCAAGGGCTGGGATTGGAATATCAGGCATCGGAAGTCAGCACCCTGTAAACCGCCCACGCCAGCACCGCAAGGGCCAGCAGCAGGGTCACCAGCGCCCCCAGGCACGCCACCCCGGCACCGAATCCGCTGGAATCGGTCGGCAATTCCCCGTGCCCCATTTGCTGGTCGTTCATCAGTTCGGGATGGTGGTCAGGTCGCGCCCCCAGCTGCGGCGCAGGGTCAGGGTCAGTTTGTACGTGTTTTTCTTCCGCTGGGGTTCTTCGAAAAGGAAGTACCCCTGCACCCCCACATACCCCGAAGGGGAATAACCAGTGCCCCGGCCGAAGAAGAAGGTTTTGATGTCGGTGCGATTGATCTCCCCCGCGGTGAAGGCAAAAATGGTGTCCCGGTAAAAGGTGCCGTTCGTGTAGGCTTCCTGGGCGTTGTGCTTCTTCGTGGCCGCCCCGATCCAGTCGGTGACCGCCGGGCTTTGCGTCGTGCCGGCTTCATTGATCGCCACCATGAAGCTTGCCGATTTGCGCCCATAGAATTGCGGGAAGTCGTTTGCCAACACTGCCGGTTCAGAAGCAGGCACGAAGCAGGTCACATCCGTGGCGGCTCGCCCGTCGTGCATCCCGTCCCACATGACAGAATTCGAATTCGCGTTGAAACCGCTGCCGCAACACGCGTCATATTCGGTGGCGGTGATGTTCCCAGTTCCCCCGGCGGCCGCGATGGCGGAAAGCCCGAAGTTCGTTGCAATCCATTTCCGCTTCACATTGTTGAAGGCGGTGCCGTCGTCGCCGGCCGCGGCAATGCTGGTGGCGTTCGTGATTCGAACCACGGCGGCGCTGGGGATGCTGGCAATGGTGTAGTCGGTCCCATCGTACCAAGTGCCCGGCTCAGTTTGCCGCACGTTGCCGAAGACGGTTCCCGGGCCAGGGTTCAGCACGCTGGTCACCACGATGTCGTCGCCGGCCACGCTGGCCACCGTGAAGGTGCCGTTGTACCCGCTAGGCGTCATGCCTTCCACCGTGATCGATTGCCCCCCCGTGATCGAATGCCCGGGGGCGGTCAGCGTGAAATCCGAAACCGTGCTGGCGGCAACCGTGATGTCGGTGCGTGGGCGCTTCGCCCCGCTGATATTGATTTTTCCGCCGGCAAGGAAGTGGTGCGTTTCGTTCAGCGTGACATCCCAGTAAGTGCCGTTTGAAACAATGGAAACGATGTTATAGGGCAAAGGCCACCCGGTGATCCCACCGTCAACCGTGGTCTGGGTCGCCACCGCATGCCCGGCCACGCTCACCGTCAGTTCGTACTTCAAACGAAGCAGTTGCCCGATCCCCACCGTGACCGCCCCGGAAAGAAGCATCCGGCTGAAAAGGTTGCTGGCCACCGTGGCGGAAGACGACATCCCCACTTCGGTGTAATTCACGCTCCCCACTTCTTCGGTGAAATCCTTCGTGGTGCGGAAGGTCATCGTGCCGGCGGTCGCATCGAAGCGCGTGTGCTGGCTGGCAAACCCGTCGTCGTCGTCGATGAAGGTCGGTTCGTTCGTGCTTCGCTTCGTTTCCGTGGTCAGGCCGGTTTGCGCCACCCGGTAAAGCGCATCGATCGCCCCGCTGGCCACCGTCTGGCTGGTGCCCACCGTCACGCTGGTGGTTCCGATGAATGCCGTCACATAGGCTTCTTCTCCACTGGCGAATCGAATCAGCTTGCCCACGTCCCCGCTGATAAAGTCCCGGGTGCCGCTGTCCCGGGTCACCGTCGTGCCGCTTTGGCTGAAAAGGTCGCCTGGGTCGGGCAGGTCTTTCGTCGGCGTGTTGCCGGTGCCGGCCACCCCATAGGCCAGCTGGGAAGCCCAGGCTTCGGTCGCGATTCTGTCCAGGCCGGAATCCAGGATCAGGTTTGATTGCCACGGGCGGGATTCCACCACCTTGCCGGTCTTCGCGTCCACCACCTGCACTTGGAACCGCCCGCTGGCGGTTTCCCGGATGCCCAGGGTTTCGGCAAGATTAGGCTGGTTCGTAAACGCCGGAAAGGCTGGTTGAAGTGTTGGCTTGTTCATCGGAGACGGGTGGAAAGATGACGTTCAGGGCATAAACCGCAGTGATCGAAACCGTAGCCACCCGCGCGACTTCTGCCAAGTCGTCTTCTCCTTCGATCACGTTCAGCGCATAGACACCGGAAACGCTCGCCGTGGCGTCCCCGAAGTCGGCAAACGCCGGGTGGGGGCCCAGGTCGGTGTCGGCCCCGTCGGCATAAAGCACCATCGCGACGTAATCGCCCAGCAGTGCCCCGTCCACGCTGCCGGCGTCGGCAAAGGCGGGGTGCGGGTCGAATTCCCCGCCCCCATCCGCCCACATCACCGCATAAGCATAATCGCCGCTTAGGCTGGCATCCACGCTGGCGTCGTCGGATTCGGAAATCAGTACGTAAGGCGGGATCGGCGGCGGCGGCGGGTCAGGGTAGGAAGCGGAAGAAACCACCACCACCCGCAGGCCGGAATCCACAAACTCCACCTTCAGCACCCCGGCGGTTTCCGCTTCGTTGTATTCGAAAAACGCACGCTTCAGCGCCACCGGCCGGCCGGGCAGCAGGGCGGCCACGTATTCGGTGCCGAAGTTGTCCCGCTGGAAACGCGCAAAAAGGATGTTCTCCCCGGGCTTCAAATAGTAGGCCACCACGTCGGTGTCGCCGGTCGGCAGGTCGGCATCCAGCAGCCCGTTGAATTGCAGCAGGGGGTCGATCCCTTCCCAGGTCACCGTTTCCACCGCGGTGTTGAAGTATCGCCGGCATTCGATGGTGGTGGCGTTCAATTGATACGCGACAACTTCATAAGCGTTCTGATCGAAGGCCAGCGCGATGTGATCGGTTTCCACTTCTTCGTCGAACAAGATCGATGCCGTGCCGCCCGTCTGGGGCAGCCAAATCACTTCATTTGCCGGCGGCAATGCCTTGCGCAACCGCACCCCGTCGCTGGCAGGGAAGGCCGCCCAGGGCATCGAATAGGGATCATCCTGGGATGCCCGAAGGCTTTCCGGGCCGTTCGCATAGGCCACCCGGTTGGTCACCGGCAGGATTTCCCCAGGGGCAGCTTCCGCCAGCACGAAGCCCAGTTGCCCATACTGATCTTCCTGCACAAGGTCCACGCTCAGTTCGTTCTGGTTCGCCTGCCGCATCCCGCGGAATCCAATTTCCACTTCAGCGAAGCGCAATCCCCAGTGCTTCCATTCCAGGCGGTCTTCGCTGAATCGCACAAGGTGCGCCCAGCCCACCCAGGTGTCGCCGTCCACATCGAAGGGCAGCGGGTTGTCCAGATCGATGATTTCCTGCCCGGCCGCCGATCCCGGCAGCACCCGCAGGATGCTGTCGACGTGCACCACTTCCCCGTCCTTCCAGAAGAACAGTTGCCGCCCATAGTGATCGGCGTCGGTGTCGGTCAGGTGCGTGGCTTCGTAGTCTTCGCCGGCCGACACGATTTCGATCAGCTTCGTGCCGGCGGTCGCCGTCCCCACCGTGGTCAGGTCACGTTGCCAGCTGGGCAAGTAGAACGGATTGCACCGCCCGGCCCGCGCCCGGAAGAATTCCTTGAACGTCGTGATGTCCAGCGCGGCAGTGAAGGCGAAGCGGAAATCAAAAAGGTGGTCGGGTCGCCGCTGGGGGAAGAAGACGATTTGCCGGCTGGCACCCATGCCGGTGCGGTCGTGGGCGGTCGACGTTCCCCGGCGCGGGGCGCGGGAAAAGTCGGGCACCGTGGTCAGCGTCGGGAAAAAAAGGCTCATAGAGTGACGTAAGAAACCCGCTCTTCCACCGCGTCTTCAGAAGGGAAAACCATTTCAGCGTCCCCGTTTTCGCGGCTGCAAACGCGGCACGGCACGATGCGCGAAAGGTTCGGGAAGGCAACCGCCCCGGTCAGCGCCACCAGATTCAATTCCTGGTCGGTCGATCCCATGCTGGCAATCTGCCGAAACTGGCTGGTCGTCCCGTCGATCAGCAACACGTAATCCCCAGGGGCAAACCAGTCGACGGTGCCGGCCCGGCTGATTGTGGCCACGTTGCCCACAAGGCTGGCCAGGATCGCTTCTTCCGTCCAGAAGGGCACCACCACCGCGGTCTGGGTTTCCGCGATGCTCCGCAGGCGGCGGGCGGCCGCGCTGGTCACGTCGTGAAAGATCGTGAAGGCAATCTGCCAGATTCCCCTGATTCGCCTTTGCTGCCGCTGTTCCAGCCCCGCCCGGCTGGTGGTCATGGCAGTCTGCATTGCCTGGGTCAGGTCCACCCCGGCTTCCCAGGCCGGTTCAGTGCTCGAAAAAAGCACTTCGGCGGTTTCTGTCGATGCGATTGCCATGGGGTCAGGATTGTTTCAGCATGGTGCGCAGCTGGGGAAGCTTCCGGCTGATCGCGTTCAGGATCAGATTCGGATCGCGCAAGATGGCTTCTTCGATTTGCTTCGGATCGGTCACGTTCAGGATGTTCACGGTTTGGCCACCGCCCGACTTCGCCGGGGCTTCCGCTGCCCGCAGGCGGTTTTTGATCGCCGCTTGCTGGTCTTCGGTCATCACCGTTTCCCCACGTTCCGCAATGATCGGCACTTCACCCGGGGCAAGGCCAGTCATGCCACCCTGGTGGAAGCGTTCGGCCCCGCGGAAAATGCTGGGGTCTGCACCCCGGCTTGGCCCGCCACCGCCCACCGTGCCGCCGTCGTGCTTCACGCCGGCCACCACCGCACCAGTGAAGCCACCCGTGCCGCTGATCAGCCCCATGGCTTGCTGAAGGGCGTATTGAACCATCATTTGCGTGATAATCTTCAGGATGTCGTTCACGATCCCCTTCGCCATGTCGGCAAACGCCTGCTTGGCGCTCTTCGTGCCGTCGGCCATTGCCACCAGTGCCCCGGTGATGTTCGTGCTGAAGCTTTGGGCAATGTTCGCGTTCGCCTGGTCGATGTTCTTGGCGAGGTCGCCCCATTGTTTCATCAGCTGGCCCACCGCGCTTTCCTGCTCCTTGGCCGATTTCTTCGCCGCCTTCGCCATGCTGTCCACGGCGTTTTCGTAATCGTCCTTCGCCTTCGCAATGCCGCGGGTCATCGTCTCCGCGCTGATTCGGCCGGCTTTGTGCAGTTCTTCCAGTTGCTTCACCGTGTCGGCCATTTCCTCCGACGGCGTGCGCAGGCTGGAAGTGATGCTGGCCGCCTCAGACTGGGCGCGTTTTTCCGCGGCCGATGCGTCGCTTGCCGCCTTCTTCGTGGCGCGTTCTGCATCTTCCTTGGCTTGCTGCTTGCCGGTGCCGGTCATTTCATCCCATGCACTGCTTTTGTCGGTCGGCTGCACGTAGGTCTTGCTGGCGTCCGATGCTTCCCGGGCTGCCTCTCGTTCGGTCTTCAGTTTGTCCAGGCGGGCGTTCAGGTCGTCGGTGGCGCTGGGCGTTTCCATCGAAGGGAAAAGCGCGTCACTTGGTCCATCGGGTGGCAGCATGATGCCGGGGGATGAACCGCCCTTCTTCGCGCCAAACATCGATTCGGTGATGCTCTTCGTGAGTTCCCGCGTTGCCTTCGTGTTGTCTTCGAAGGGTGCCAGCAGGTCGGCACCCATTGCCCCGTCGGCAGGGTATGCACCGCCACCGTCGGCAGTGAAGGGCAGTTCTGGGCCACTGCCAGCCCCGCGGAAATCAGAACCATCCCCGCCCAGCGCGAGGTCGCCCACGAATTGGTTCGCTTGGTCGGTCGTGGAAACCACCCCGGGAAGGTTCGGGGATCGCCAGTTTTCCACCGTCGCGCGCGCGCTGTCGAGCATGCCACCATACATTTGCCCGGCTTTGTCCACCCGGCCGCCTAGGTATTCGCCCACCTTCAGGTTCGCCCCGCCGGTCGCCTTCGTCATAACGCTGGCGAATGCCCCACCCAGCTTTTCAAACTGGGCGGCAATCGCGTTCCAGATCGCGTTCCCCAGCGCGGTGCCGATGCGCGGGATGATGTCGGTTTCAAGGCTTTTCCAAATGTCGGCGTTTTTGATGTTCTCCACCTGGGCTTTCAGGTCCACCCCGAAGGTTTCATTGATCCACTTCAGGATTTTGGCCGACGATGCCGCCCACCCGGCATTGATCGCCGCTTCCAGTTGTTCGCCGGCCGCCCGCATCACAAGATCGAAGCCCCCGGGCTGGGTCATCACCTTGAAGGTGGCAACGATATTGTCGGCCAGTTCCATCAGTTGTGGCTTCATTTCTTCAGCCTTTGCCGCCAGCTTTGTGAAGGCGTCGGTGATGTCAATCACCACGTCCTTTGCCGCCGGCAGGATCGCTTCCCCTAGGGTGCGGGTGAATTTACCCCAGGCGTCCGACATCGTGCTGCTTCGGCCTTCGAAGTCCTTCGAAAGGTTTTCCATCATGCCGTCCATCGTCCGCAGGCTTTCGATCACCGGGGCGAATGCTTCCCGTAGGGTGCCGCCGGAATCCGCGATTTCCTTCACCTTGGCGGCCACGTCGCCACCGATGCCCCCGGCACCGGCCAGGGCTTTCAGCGGTTCCAGCCATTCGCCACCGTTTTTGATGCCGGAGAAAACCCGCCCGATGCGTTCGGCAAAGTCGTCATATTTCAGCCCCGACTTCGCCGCGGCGTTGCCCACCATCTTCATGGCTTCTTCATTGGACCAAAGGCCTTCGGTCAGGGATTCCAGGCTGATCGATGCCCGCACGATTTCCGGCAGTTCGAAGGGGGTGGTGTCGGCAAACTTGGAAAGCGACTTCATGCGCTCTTCCGCCTTCTCCATGCTCCCCAGCATGCCGGCAAAGCGCGTGGTCATCGATTCGAATTCTGCCGCCTGCCCCAGTCCTTCCTTGAAGGTGGTCCAGGCAAAGCCCACCGCCTTCACGGCAACGATGATCGGCGCAAGGATCGCCAGCACCCCGCCCAGCACCACGGTCAGCGTGCCCAGCACCGCCACCGCGCTCCCGACCGCCACCGCCATGCCACGAAAGCCGTTGCCAGCCGCAGCGCTGCCGGCGGCCACACTGCGCAGGCTGGACGCCATGCCGCCCACCATCGCGCTGAAGCCCCGCAGGGTTTGAAGCAGGAAGCCCAGCTTTGGGCTGATCATCCCGACCGAATTCGCCATGCCGTCGAACGCGCTGCGCATCGTGCTGGCGGCATTCCGGGCAGCCCCGGCCATTTGCCCGAAGCTTTGCCCCGACTTCTTCGATTCCCTTTCAATCGTCCCGCCTTCCCGGCGCACCGCGTCTTCGATGCGCTTCAGCGCGGCAATCACGGCGCTTTCGCCGTCGGTGAATGGTTTGGGGTCAAGTGCTAGACCCACGCGTGCGATGTCCATTGTTTTCGATGGTTTTGGCTACCGCTTCCAAATAAGCACGGTCGCACCATCTCACAACGCGCAAAAACCAGTCGGCAGGCAATCCGGTGTGCTCTGCCATGGCCAGGATGTCCACCGTGGAAATCCCCCCTGGTCCCATCCCCATTTGCCGCCCCGGGGAAAGCAGCCAATACGCTTCGAACGCAATCAGCTGAAGGGGCGTTAAATCGGGCTTGCTGTCGAAGGCGGCCACGTCGGTTCCGTCGGCCACCAGTTCAAGCAAGTATTCTTCTTCATCCCCCCACTTCATCGTCCACGCCACCGCCGCTTTTCAAAGTCGCGGCATCCTCTGCCGTTGCCCCCGCTTGGTAGTTGCGCAGGTCGCGGGATTGCGTGGCAATCCATTCGCGGAAAGTGTCGATCTTCAGCAGCTTGGCCTTGTTCTCCGGGGTGCAGGGAAACGGCTTGCCGTTGTCTTCCAGGCCGCGCCAGTCGATGATCACCGCTTCCGCAATCACTTCGGTGGTCATCTTGTGCAGCAGGCTTTCGTCGGCCTGAATGCGGTGGGCAGGGTAGCGTTTGCCGATGCGGGCGGATGCGGCAGCGAAGGCCTTGCCGTTGCCATAGGCCAGCTTGAAGGCAACCCCTTCGTCCTTATCGAAGTCGATCCACACCCCGGTTGCCTTGTCGTCGTCAATCGTGAAATCAGTGATGTTCATGGTGGGCGGTTTGTATCAGCGCACCGGGCCGGTGGCAAATGAAAAGGCCGGCCCAGGTTTCCCCAGGCCGGCCCCCCATTCATGTTCCCCCTGCTCTGCCGGTTTCTCAGGCCGGCAAGGTCTTAGGCGTCCAGGCGCGAAATGATCATGGTCGCGTCGGTCGTGTTGTCCCGGATCGCGGTGAAATCGATGTCCAGCATAATGTCGGTATTGATCCCGGTGGCGTTCGGGTTGCCGGTGCCAAACTTCACCCGTGGCCAGCTGAAGGCGATTCCGTCGCCGTCGTCGTCCACCAGCAGGATGTGCAGCGCGGTGTCGTCGTGGGCAATCAGGCTTTGATAAAGCGTGTTGTCCTTGAAGTATGCGGAAACCCGGCCGGAAACGCTGATCGTGCCCAGGCCGACTTCGAAGTTGCCTTCTTCCCCGATGGCATCCTTGCCCCGCAGGTTATTGTTCACGCTGAAATTCAGCATCTTGAATTTCTCAGTCAGTTCGCTGGTCGGTCCATCGAAGCTTCCCACGTTGCTGGTGCCGTTCAGGATCGGGTTCGCGGTCGCCGCGGTGTAGATCGATCCCGTGCCGCCGGTCAGCGTCGGGTTCGTGAAGACGTTGCCGGCGTTCGTGAAGGTTTCCGTGGTGGCAATCGAATTGCCAGCGGTGCCGGCGGTGCGGGCGGTCAGGTCCATGGTGTCGCCACTGCCGGCCGCGGCCGAAACCACCGGGTTCGACACGGTGCCGGTGCCGTAAAGCGTGCCTTCCCCGGCTGCCCCATTGATCGCGGCAATCAGGTTGTCCAGGCTGTTCGTGGCGGCCGCGCCAATGTCGATGTCGTTCGCCGCGGTTGGGGTGGCAACGAAGGTATAAGTGATCCCGCCAATGGTGCAGGTGTCGTTCGCCGTGGGGTTGGCGGCAAAGGTCAGGATGCCGGTCGCTTCGGTCCCGGCCGGGGCAATGCTGGTGGCGCTGGTCACCCCATATTTGCCCATAAAGGCGAATCGCCCGGTAATGATTTTTTTCGACTCGATCGCGAAGTTTGCTTCGCCCACCTTCATCCCGATGTAACGCTGGAAGAAGTCGGCGGTTTGATCGTTCACGATTTGCCGTTCGATGGTGAAGGATCGCTGAACGCTGCCGTTCTTCACCTGGGTGGCCACAAGGTCCAGGCTTTCCCCGGTCGCGTTCGCCACGAAGCTTCCAGCGCTGAAGGTGGCAACGTCACCGTCGCAGCTCACCACCCGTTTAAACCCGTTGTTCAGCGGGTTGGTGGCCCCGCTCACTTTGATGAATCCCCCCACCGGCAAGGCGGCAAGGTCGCCCGGCGTGGTGGCGGTGAAGGTGCTGGCGGTGGCGGCAATATCGCCACTGGTGGCCGAAAGCGTGGTGGTCGTCCAGGTGCCGCAAAGTAGGGCTTCGAAGAGCGTCAGATATTCGTCGCGGGAGAGTTCGACATTGATCCCGCCGTTTGCTTGGCTGCCCACTTTCACCATGTCGGGCACCTGCCGGTCACTTCGAAGTTCTTCCGAAACCACCGTGTCTTTGATGTGCCCCAGGTCTTCCCCGGTCAGGCGCAAGGCGGTGAAGGTTGGGGTGCCGGGCAGCACTCCAAAGCTGGTTTCGGGAGCAATGGCAATTGCGGTGGTGTTGGCGTCGGCGCTCATGGATTGAAGAAGTGGGTGGTTGGGTGCTCAGCGGTTATAAAAGCGTGTCGCGGCGGAATTGCACGCGAACATTTTTTTGCAGCCACCCGGCCCGCTCGCCCGCGTCCACCATGCCGGCGTTGTCGCAAACGATGTAGTGCACCCCGGATTTGAAGCGCGCCTGGTCGAAGATGGCAACGAAGGCGTCGGCCACGTCGTGGGCCTTCTTCGTCCCGGAATTCATCGGCAGGAAGATTTGCAGGAAGATCGCCCCAGTGATTCGCTTGCTGGCAGGGGCACCGATTGCCACCGGGTTGCTGTCCCCCTGCATCACACTGAACCGCCCCCATGCGCCAGCCTGGGATGGCTGGGGCTGGTTCTCGTAAACCACCGGCAGCGTGGCCACGTTCCAGGCGGTCTTGAAGCGGTCGGTGATGGCAACGCGGGTGGTTTCAAAGCTCATGGCATTTTGGCAAGTAAGCGCTGGACGTTCGAAACAGATTCATTCACGGCAATGAAAACCATGCCGCCGGGGGCTTGCTGGGAATGTCCATTTTCCAGCGGTTCGATGTAATCCAGGTTCGACGTGATGAAAACCACCTCGTTGCCGTCGATCACGGTCACGTTCGGTTGGGAAGGTTCCCCATACTTGCCCGGCGGCGGCACCGTCGGATCGGGCGCACCGATTGCCAGATTGAAAGAAGAGCGCGCGCGGCCAGTGTCCACCGGGCAGCGCTTCGTGATACCATTCCAGATTTCCAGCGCCATCCGCTGGTAAACGGTGGCTTTCAGGATGCCCAGCTTTTGGGCGAATTTGTCCAGGTCGACGTTGAATTGCCGCTGGCCTTGAAAGGAAATCATCGGCGTAGGTGAACCACGTAAATCTTGTTCACGGGGTCGGGGGTTGCAAGCTTCACGTCCCACGTCACGCCACCGATCACCACCTGGTCCCCGGTCGTGATCGCCGCCGGGATGTCGCTGGCCCGAAGCAGAAGTTTCTTCGCCCGCCCTTCCAGGAAGGCGTTCAGTTCGTCCCCGCCGCTGGGGTCGATTTCTTCCAGGGTGGCGGCATACAGCAGCCCGCGCTTGGTCACCGTGGTGCCCCACGTGATCGTCGTCACGTCGGTGGTGGCGTCATAAACCGGCGTCGGCCCTTGGTTCACGGTCACGTCGGCCATGGCGGAATCGCCCAGGGTCCAGGCCAAATTGACGCCCAGGCCGGCAAGTGCGGGAATGTTCAGTGCCATGGTTATGCGCGATAGATTGGAATCATGCCCCCGCCCTTGGCCACCCCGTAGGGTTCCAGCAGCATGCGCACGATGTCGGGGATTGCCTTCAGGTCGGTGGTCTTGTCCGGGGTCAGCACCAGTTCAAGCGCACCTTGCCCCAGCTTCAGTTCGTTCACCCCCTGGGTGGCGGCGCTGTCGGCAAGGCGGTTGCGTTCCAGCAGTGCCATGGCCATTTCCAGGGTGGCTTCCACCACCCGCACCGGCACTTCGTCGTCGGGCACCAGAAAACCTTCGGCAAATACTTGGTAGCGGGGCCACTGCCGGGGCTGGTCCTGGGCGGTCTTTCTCCCCTGCCAGCTGATCAGCGAATCGATGCTGCGGGTGGCCTGCACCACCGCGGCCTTCTTCTGCTCATCGGTCGCCGCCGTCCAGGTCGCGGCATAAAGGTGGGCTTCGAAGTAAGCGGTGGCGAAACTGCCGGCGCTGTCCACGTAGGTGTTCGCGTCGGTCACAATCGTGCCGTCTTCGATGATCAGGGTGATTGCCATGGCTTAGGGAATGTCAATGTTCGGTGGTTCGGGCATCACGTCATCGTCTTGGATCACGTCGCGGTCGGCCTTCGTGGCGGCCTTCGCCCGCTTCTTCGCGTGCTCATTTGCCGGCGGGATCGGCACCGCTGGGGTGTCGGCGGGGCCGCCTGGGTCGGTGCGGTGGGTCACCAGTTCGAAGGCTTCCCGGGTCGGGGGCAAATTTGCCCCCGGGGTGTCCGACACTGTTGGGATGGTCGTCGGCGCGTGGAAATCGTCGTCTTCGGCCCGCAGCGCAGCCGCTTCGGCAACCGACTGCACGTTAGTTTGGCCTTCCCTCGGCAGGAAGTCTTCCAGGCGCGGTTCAGGAAACTCTTCCTGCTTGTCCTGGTTCATGCTCTTCCATTCCTTCAGCGCGGTTTCGAAGCGGTTGTGCGCGTCGCGAATCTGCCGCTTCTTTTCCGCTTCCGGGTTGAAAACCATCTTGTTTTCAGGCCGGCGCTGGCGGCGTGGTGGTCGAACAAAGCCCACGGCACCGTTCGGTGGGGGCTGTTGGGTTGGGGTCGTGCTCATAGTGCCGGCACCCTTAGCTGGCGGGCAGGTTCCCGCCAGCGCTTTTGTGATCCTACCAAACCAGCACTGTCACGATGTCGCCGGAAGCCGGGTCAACCGATCCCGATGCAGTAAGCGAAACGTATTGGTCAACGATCAGCGTGGTGCCGTCGAAGGCCTTCAGCACGCCGGCACTGGTCCGAATCTGCACCACCACCGCGGTGGGGGTGAAGGTCAGCGGGAAGTGCATCGTTTGCAGTGCAATTTCCGTGGCGGTCGGCACCCGGCTGATAATGACGGGCGCGGGCAGTGCGGAAGGCTCAGCAGCACCACCGAAGGCGGTTGCCGATGCCCAGGCGTTGCTGGCCCCGGCCAGCGTTTCGGTGCAGGCGTAGGCGGTGGCATCGCCGGCCGCGGCAAAAACCAGCACTTCGTTTGCGCTGATCTTCTTCGCACGCATGCCGCAGTTTTCGGCATTGATGGCGGCCACCAGTGCGGTGCCGGCAGCGGTCGGCGTTTGGGCGGCGGTCACGTCGACTTCGACGTTGCCAGTGCCCACGGTGCCGTCGGTGCTGAATTCGAAGACAGTGCCATTGATGGTCACCGTTTCGCCATTGGCCACGTCGGCGGCCAGGCGCAGCACGTTCATGCTGGGGGTGCGTCCGCGCTTGGAAAGGGCGGCCACTTTGGAAATGTTATTGCGTCCCATATAGATTCGGCTCATGGCCAGTTGAAAGGTTGGGTTGAAGGTGAAAGGGGGGCGGTCACCCGCCCCCCTTCGCGAATCGCTTAGGCGATATTGTGGCGGATGCGAACCACCCGGATGTTCTTCGTTTCGTAAACCTTGGACCAGTTCGCACCGGTCGCCAGTTCCGCATTCGTCGGGCTCGATCCCGCCATGCTGTTGGCGGTCCACTTCACACCACGAAGGTGGAAGACGCGGCGCACGCGATTGATCAGGCTGGTGCTGCCGGCAAGCGGGGTGCGCCCGATTTCGGTGTACCAGTCGCCAAACCCGCCTTCAATCGGGCGCGGGTTGCGCGCCTTGCCCATGGCCACCGCACCCCGTCCGAAAAGGAAGGTGTGATAAACCGTGGCGCTGTTGATGGTTTCGGTGGTGATCAGGTCGTCAACGATCACGTCCAGCCCTTGGAATTTCTTCAGCATCAGGGTGCCGGTGCTGTCGGGCACGAAGTCGATCAGGTCGGCTTTCAGCAGGGAAGCTTCCACCGCAGAGTGCATGACAACGGCAGTCAGAAGCCCCTTCGAATCACCCAGCAATTGCGCGGTGTCGATGAAGGTTTCCGCGGTCAGGAAGTTGTCGGTGCCAGGCGTGCCGGTCGTGGCGTGCACGTCGTTGTTGTTGCTGGACGCCAGCGTGGTGGTGAAAACCCCGGTCAGGAATTTCAGGAAGGCCACTTGTTCGACGCGCACCCAGTAATCGGCCACCAGATCGGCAATCGCGCCCATCGGGTCGCCGCCGGAAAGGATGCTCGCCAGATCGTTCACGCCCCAGGCCTTGCCCCGGTTTTGGATCACTGCCACGTCTTCGCTGGCGGTGATGGCGTTCACGCTCAGGCTGCCGCCGTCGGTCAGCACTTCGTCGTCGCCGCTCAGGTCAACCCAGAACGGCATATTGCAGGTTCGCCCCGGGCCGGCGGCCAGGGTGTCGAATTCGGATGCAGCTTCGACGATGCCAGAACGGATCAGCGCGGATTTCGCGGCGGTGCGTTCAATGACATAATCGGTGAAGATGGATGGCACGATGACATCCGTGATTTTGGTTTCAGCCATGGGATTGGTGCTCTAAAAAAGCGGGTTGGGTTGCGGTTGGTGGAAGGCATGGTGCCTTCCGGTATGCTCCCCACCGGAGAGCGGTGCAGCCCCCACCGGGGGCACATCCTGGGGCACTGATACGGTGCCGCCGCAGGGTTGCCAGCAAAAAAATGCGGCAGCCCCATTTCAAGGGCTGCCGCCGGCAAGGCCTGGGGTCAGTCAGGCCGCCATCCCCGGAGGGAATTTCTTCAACCGACCGCTGCCGCCTTCAGGCGTTCGGCCAGCGCAGGATCGGATTTCGCGATTTTCATTTGTTCGGTCAGGTTGGTCTTTCCGGGTGCCCACGGATTCGGCCCGGTGTGGGCGGTGCCGGGTTTGCCCCCCTGGGCACCACCGCCGGCCGATGGCTCGAAAAGGTGCGGTGCCGCTTTGGTCAGGCTGGCCACCCATTCGGCCGGTGTCATCGGATCGCCCGTGGCCCCGTAAAGGATCGAACCGTCTTCACCGTGGGCCACCAGCTTGCCGTCTTTCATCTTCAGCGCCCCGCGCCCCCGCAGAATCAGGTCGTTCACCGCTTCCTTGCGCAAGCCGTGCTGGTTGCCGGCGTCACGCAGCGCAATGTCCATCTTCACGGAATTCAGGCCTTCTTCCGCCTGGGCCTTCGCTTGCTCAGCGGCGGCCAGCTTCCGATCAAATTCGGCCTTCATGCCTTCCACACGCTTGGCAACCAGTGCGTCCACGCCTTCGGTCTTCATCAGCTTGCCGTCCAAAATCTCCTGCTCCCGGCTCATCAGTTCCTTTGCCTTCACCGGGTCGATTCCTTCGAAGGCGGCAAGCTTCGCGTCCTTCTCCTTCAGCTGATCGATGCCCTTCTGCCGGAAGTCGTCCAGTTGCTTCTTCGGCACGGCACCTTCCACTTGCAGCGTCCACTTGCCGCCCGCTTCGGCGTAAAAGGCCTTCAGGCTGGCGGGCACTTCGGCTTCGGTGTCATATTCGAATTTGATCATGGTCGGCTTCTGTAATCACCCAGGGCGTTGTCGTCAAGCACCCGCTGCACCGGGTCGGTGGAATCGCACCCATGCAGCAGGAAGCCCGACACGATGCCGGCCGCCAGCAGGGTGATGGCAACCAGCACGAATTCGATGCGCTTCATTCCAGCCTTTCGGTTGGGGCTTCAGCCTTGGCAAGCGCGGCATACTTCTGCCAGATTTCCGGGAAGGCGTTTTCCAGGCGTTGCAGGTTTTCCGGGTCGGCCGCCTGGGCGGCGTGGGCCAGCGCTTTGACGAAGCTTCCGCCCCACTTGTGCATGGCGGCAATGATCAAATAGGTTTGCATGGTTTTTCGAGTGTTGCTGAAATGGCGTCGTGGGCTTGCTGGCAAAGTATGCTTCGCGGGGTCGGCTGGCGTGGCAATTCGATGCTGCACCGCTCGCCACCTTGCCCCCGCATTTCGATGGTTTGAATGAAGCAGCTGGCCTTCCAGCCCATGGGCAGGGAAAGGAATTCGGCCAGCGGCACCGTGCCGTTTTTCCGTTCGGCTGGCACAAGTTCCAAAATCGCGCCTGCGGCTGCCTCGCGCCACTGGTCGCGGGTGAATTCGCTCTTTCGATTCGGCAGGGTGGCGGTCAGGCCGCCCGGGCCGATCAGCACCACGGTGTCCCCGTGGTTTTCGGCGTTCCAGTCTGGGGGGATTTCAAGGAATTCGGCAAGCTGGCTTCGCACCGTGGTGCGCGGAAGAAATGGCATCATGGCTTTTCGTATAGTGCGCAGGCGGCGGCAACCACGGCTTTGCGGGAAGTGAACGTGGGCAGGTGCATGGTGGTGCCATTGATCGGGTGGCCCGGCTTTTGAATCGTCCACTGGAAGGAATCCACGCTGAACAATTCCCCTTGCACGCCATCGAACCGAATTCGAAAGAGGCGGGTTGCCAGGATCGTGCCGACTCGCATCGGCCGGCGGCGGGTGGTGGGCTGGGTCATGGCATGCAAGCTTCGATGATTCTGGTGATCTTGTCGAACGGCACCGCGGCGTTGCAGTCCAGCCCCAGCTTGAAGGTGATCCCTTCCCGCCCCTTCGGCCCGGAATAGGCGTAGGCTTCCAGTTTGTCCACCGGCAGTTTGTCTTCGGCAAACCACTGCACCACGGTGCGCATTGCGCCTTCGATGCCACGGCGGGGCGGCGTGCGCAGGGTGGCTTGAATGGTGGTTCCGTGGTGGCCGATTTCGAAGCCGTGGCTTTCCAGCAGTTTGATCAGTTTTTTAGTGTTCATGGTGTCGTTTTCTCGTGTCGGATGGGTGCGGGGCAAATTTGCCCCGCGGGTTTTGGTGGGGTCAAAATGGGGGCGCGTCGCGGTCGGTCAGCGCTTCGTTGTAGTCGTCGCCGTCGTCGGTGCTGCCCACCACCAAATCGTCGGGTGACCAGTCGCGGAATCCTTCACCCTGCACGATGCGGCGCTGGTGGTCGTTCGTGGCATGCCATACTTCCATCAGGTTGCGCCACCGCGGGGTGCGGTCGTGCATCATGCTCTTGAAATTCGGGTAATCGATTTCCGCGGTGATCCAGGCCTGGGTCATCACCCATTGGTCCAGGCGCACACGCATGCGCCACCGGTAGTCTGCCCGGTCGTCACGCCACACGCTTGGCGTGCGCTTGCCGCTGTTGGCAATCTTGTGCGCCCGGGCGTGGGCGGCGGCGTCGTCGGGATCGCGAAAGCGCACGATCACGAAGTGGCGGTTTGTGCGGTCGGCCACCGCGCTGGCGAAGCCGTATTGTGAGAAGGTCCACATAAGAAGAAAAGGAAGGGGGGGCGCTGTCACCGCCCCCCGGCTTGGTTAAAGGGCGGCAAAGGTCGGCGGCACTTCGACAAGGTGCAGGCCGGTGGCAAGGGTGGTCAGGAAGGTGGCACCCTCGGGGAGCGCTTCACCCGTGCCCACCAGCGCGAGAAAGCGCTTTTCCATGGCGGCAGGGTCGCATGGGCGCACCAGCCAAAAGGAATTGATGCAGCCCTTGCCGGCGGTGTCCTGCCCCGGCACTGCGCTGGCGAAGACGGCACCCGGGGGCAGCGTGGCGGTGGTCAGCTGATCGGTCAGCTTCACCCGCCAGATCGTGCGGTGCACGTGTTCGGTGGCGGGGATGGTCAGGGTGGCGGTCGGTGTTGGTGTTTTCATGGTCGTGGTCGTGGTCGTGGGTTGTGGGAAGGAAAATTAGGCGGTGGCGGCCAGTTTGATTTTCACGGTGGTGGCGGTGGTCAGGTAAATCTTGCCGTCCCCGCACCGCTGCACCGTCACGTTGTTTTTCGGCTTGCTCACGTCCACGGCTTTCAGCTGGAAGGCCACGCCGTTCAGATAAATGATCTTGCCGTAAGCGTCGGCCGGCAGCCCCAGCAGGGGCGCTTTGTCTGCCCACTTCTTCTTCGCAAGGTCAGCGAAGCTTTCGACGCCTGCGGGCAGGAAGGTGGTGGTGATGGTCAGCTTCAGCTTGCCGTCGTGTTCAGTGATCAGGCCGGCTTGCCGTTCCAGATTCAGCCCGAAGGGGGCAATGGCGGCGGCAATGGCGGCCTTCAAGGCGGTGTCGTGCTGGCGGAGGGTGGCGAGGGAATTGATGGTGGTCATGGTCGTGGTCGTGGTTGGTGATGGGAAGGAGATTAGACGTTCCAAACGAAGAGCACTTCGCCCGCTTTGGATTCGAAGCGGCAGCCCGAAAGCCCGGGCGTGCCGGCCGGCACTGGCGTGGCAATGCGCACGAAGTTCGTGGCGTGGTCGGCGCTGATCACTTCGATCAGGTCGGGCCACTGCTTGCCGTGGAAGCCCAGCATGCTGGCGTCGGCTTCAAGGCCGCCCGTTGGGGCAAAGGCAAGGCGTTCGTGTGGGGTGGTGATCGTGGTCATTCCCCACTTTATCACACTGCGCACGCGTGCGCAATCGGAAACTGCTTTTTCCGTAAACTATTTTCCGGCCAGCACTTCCAGCGCGAGTTCCATCGTTGGAATCACGATGGAAACCGGTTCTTCTGGCAGGTCGGCCCCACCGAAAACTTCCAGCGCGATGGCTGCCGCCTGCGGGGCGTTCAGCGCGTTGTCCACGGTCAGCGTGCCGCTGGTTTCATCCCCGGGCACTTGCAGCGCGTCCAGCGTGGGCAGCCCCAGCGCACCGTCGAAGTCGTCAATGGACACCAGCCCGTTGCGCCAAATCACCGGGGCACCTTGAACCACCTGTTGCGCGCCTGGTCCACCTTCCCATTCAACCATCAGCACCGGCCACCCTTCGGGGGTGGCGTGCGCGGTGGCCTTCGTGATGGTGGTCATGGTGTAAAGGTGCGCACCTTTGCGCACCATGCAAGCGGAATCACTTCAGCTTCCCGGTGCGGTGTTCGGCGGTCACGTCGGGCACGCCGGCTTTGATCCAGTCGGCCTTCGTGCGGCTGGGCTGAACCGGGTGGGAATAGGTGCGCGCCCCGGTGTCGGCAATCAGGGATGGAATGCCCGAAGTGTCGGCAGCGAATTCGTTTTCGCTGTCGCCCAGGAAGCCCGCCCCACCGCTGCCGGCCCGCGCTTCGAACCAGTAGGAATAAAGCACCCGGCTGAATGGCACCGCCTTCACGGTGGCAATGCTGCCCTTCACATAAACCGGGTTGAAGATCGAATGGGATTCGGTCGCGCCCAGTTGCAGCCCCACCACGTCGCCCTTTTTGATGCTCTTCGGATCGATGCCGTTCGCCTTCAGGGTCGCCGGGGATTCGGTGCGCATCAGCAGCACGGTGCGGGTTTCGCGGTCCACATAGTCGACTTCCATGCGTTCCAGCTGTTCCATCATCATGCCGTGGTGGGCGCTGAAAACCTTTTCCACGTTCTCCTTCCCGTGCTTGGCAACCGCGTCGTCCCACGCCTTTTTCGCCTGGGCAAAGGTGCGCTTCGTGCCGTTGCCGTCCCAGTAATGTTCATCCTTCGGCACCTTCCGGGCCACTTGCGACATCCAATATTTCGCAATCAGGGTTTCGCTGTTCCATGAATTGTGCCCCTGCCCCACGTTCCATGCCCCGTGCAGGTCGATGGCGGCCTGGGGCACCCCCTGGTCCCGCAGCATCTTTTGCAGGTCGTCCACCACCGAAACCGTGGCAACCGGCACCGGGTTTGGCTTCGGCTTGGCTTTTGGCTTGTACGGGTCGAAGTGCGCCACCGGGGCCACCTTGCCGGTGCCGGCGGCAGTCACGGCGTGTTCCAGGTCCAGCACCGCGGTCAGGTAATGCTGGGCCATTGCCTTTTCTTCGCCGGTCGCGGATTTGAAAAGCGCGGTCAGCTTTGGCTTCAGCCCCAGCGCGGCGGTGATCTTCGCCTGGTTCCAGTCGGTGGTGCCCTTGGTCGCCTTGTGATTGTACGATTTCAGCGCCAGCAGCACGGTGTCGCTGAATGTGTCGGCTGGCAGAAGCGCGGCAGCTTGGTGGTTCGCCATGCTCGCCCCGCCCTTCTTCCGCAGGTTGCCGAAGGATCGCCCGTTTTCGTCGGTCAGGGTGGTGCCGCTTCGGTTCGTCTTCCCCATCAGGGAAAGATCGATGCGGCGTTCCCGGAAATCGAACATCGTCTTGGCGTGCTCTTCGGTGTATTCCGGCCGGAAGTTGTTTTCCCCCAGGTCGCCCGCCCGGCCGCCCAGGTCTTTCAGGTGCCGCAGTCGTTCCTTCAGCACCGCCCGGGTTTGGTCTGGCATGTCGATGCCGTCCAGCGCTTCGGGGCGTAGCGCCCGCAGTGAAGGGGCAAGGTCGTGCAGGGTGGTGCCTTGCATCACGCCACCGACCACTGGCGAATCCCCGCGGTCGCGCATCGTGAAGATTTCCCGCGGGATGCCGGTCCATTCGTGCGGCAGCTTCGGCGTGCCCATGGCCCGGAAGTCCAGGCTGCCCCCGTTGTCGATTCGAATCACGTTCTTGCCGTCCCACAAGGCGTTGTCTTGCCCCGCGCCCAGCACGTCCCAGTTGCCCATGAGCACGTCGGCAACGAAACCTTCCTTGAATTTCGCCACGGCGGCGGCCTTCTCTGCACCGGTCAGCTTCCCGAATTCTTTCCCCTGCCGGAATTCGGTCAGTTTGATCACCTGCCCGTTCTCTTCGTACAGCGCCCCCTGGGGCACGTCGACGCCCAGCGCTTCATAAACCCGGTCGGCAATGAATTCGGATCGCACGTGATCCTTGCTGGCCCCCTTCTTCCGCACGAATTGCCGCCCTTCCCATTCCACCAGTTCGGCACCGGTCGATCCCCCCAGCTTTTTCACCACCTTCAGCTTGCCGGCTTCCTTCGGGAAGTTCACGGGAATGCGTTCCTGCGGGGTGGGCGGCACGATTGCCACCTGCGGGTGCGCGGCAGGTGCGCCAGGCGTTTGCACTGGCATCGGGGCAGCCCCGCCACCCTTGGCGGCCTGCTTCGCCAGTTTCGCGGCAGCCTTTGCCGCCTTGTCGGCCGCGGCCTGGGCCCCTGCGGCAATTGCCGCTTGCAGGTCTTCGTCGGGCACCCCCTTCAGTGCCTTCAAAACCGACTTCGGCGTGGGCTTGCCGGATGCGGCAGCCTTCTGCACTTTGGCCAGCGCTTCGGCATAGGGGCTTTGGGCCGGCGGGTTGGTGGCCTTCGCCTTCATGCCGGCGTCGACGGCGGCCATGTATTCATCGTTTGAAAGCAGGGTCATCACGTCCTGCAATTCGGTGTCGCTCAGCGGCAGGCCTTTCGCGGTCTTCGTGATCAGTAGCGCCCCGGCCAGTGCCTTCTTCTCCACAAGGGATTGCGCTGGGCTTTGCAGCGCGGGATTCGCCAGTGCCATCTTCTGCCCGATTTCCTGGGCATCCTGAAGCATTGCCATGGGCATCTTGCCGGCGTTCGCCTTCAGGCTTTGCGGCAGGTCGGAGAGCGTGCCCCCGTTGGCAATGTGCTGGGCCACCGCCTGGGCGGTGTCGCTGAAGTTCACCTTTTGCTTTTTGTAAAGGTCGGTCAGGTCGTCGATCTCGTTCCAGGTGACACCGATTTGATTCAGCTGATTCACCGCGATGGTTTGCCCGGGAAAGTCCCCGTTCAGAATGGCGGTCTTCAGGTCGTTCTTCAGTTTGTCCGGGCCTTGCTTCTTCAGCTTCATCACCTGCCCCGCGTCCATGGCTTCCTGAATGTCCTGATCGCTCAGCAGTGCGAAGTCATCGGGGCTCAGCGCGTTGAAAGCGTCGTCCGTGTCATTGGCCTGGGCCAGCATCAGCTTGCGCTTCGCCGCGGCCTTCATGGCTTCCTGGGCTTTGGCGTTGAAGGCGGCGCTTTGTGCCTTGAAGGCGTTCTGCCCGGCAAGGATCGCGTCGGCGTAGTCGGTGCCTTCCAGCAGGTCCAGTTCGGCGGTCGGAATCTTGTCAATGTCGCCGTCGTTCCCGGAAGCCACCGCGTCGGTCACCTTCTTCATCACGGCAGCCTTCGCATCGGCCAGCGCTTTGGCCTGGGCCAGCATCATCAGTTTCAGGTCGTTCCCCGCCTTCACGGCTTCCAGCTTTTCCCCGATGGTCAGCGAATCGATGTCGGCCGCGGCCATGTCGTTCAGGCTGCCCCCGTTCGCCACGTGCATCTTCACCTTGTCGCTGGCGGTCGCCTTCGCGGTGGCAAGCGCTTGCTGGTTGGTCCAGGTCTTCTTCCCGGCGGCAATCCACTTGTCTTGCTCTTCCGGTGTCAGCAGGGTCAGTTCGTCCACCCCGACCGCATCGGTGATCTTCTTCCCCTGGGCGGCGGCATCGTAAATCTTTTGGGACACCTGGGCCTTCTTCTCGTTCAGATCGTAAAGCTTCACCCCCTGGGCTTCGGCGGCGTCGATTTCCGCAGGGGTCAGCACGCTGGCCACTTCGTCCCATTCCTTCCGATCCATGCCGGTGCCGTCGGCGGTCTTTTGAATCAGGTCTTGAATCGCTTTCGCTTTGGCGGCGGCCACCTTCGCGGCGGCGGCCTGGGCAACCGCGTCGTCCTGGGCTTTGGTCAGCGCCAGTTTGTCGTTCACCGATTCAGTGAAGGCTTCGGCTTCTTCGGCGGTCAGTCCATCGATCGCCGCCTTTTCGCTGGGGGAAAGGGGCTTGCCGGCCACCAGTTTCTTCTTCGCCTTCGAAAGGGTGCTGGCCTTGTTCTTGGCGGTCTGTTCCATCAGCGCTTGCTGGGTCGCATTCGCCAGAACGTCTTTTGCCGCCATGTCTGGGTTTTCGGCCTGAATCTTGGTGATCCACTTCGCCTTCAGGTTCTTCCCTTCCTGGGATGCCAGGATTTCGGCAATGGTCGCGGCGCTGGTGTCCGGGGGGGCATCGGCCGGCGGGGTGTCGTCGGCCGCGGCCAGGGTCGCATCGATTTCCTTGGTGGCCTTCGCGTTCAGTTCGTCGGTCGTCTTGGCGGTCAGCTTCACGCTGTCCGACACCATCGGCAGGAAGTTCGCCCCCAGGGTTTCCGGCAGCGGTGCCCCGTTTTCCATGAAGTCTTCCAGCTGGGCAATTGTCAGCGGTCGGTTCGTTTGGTCGGTCATGTCCGAAACCGTCACCTTCCCCGTCTTCCACAAGGCGGCCTTGCCCGGCCCCAGCACTTGGTCAATGCGGGCGTCGGATTGCAAACGCAACCAGTCTTCGAAGGTGTTCGTGGCCTTCACTGGTCCATCCATGCTGGCCCGCTGGTTGGAAACTTGCAGGTCGATCTTTTCCTGGGAAAGCCCGGCGGCCTTCGCATTCGCCCGCATTTGCGCTTCCAGTTCTTCTTCCCCGATGCTGGGCAGTTCCTTGCCGGCCAGTTCTTCCCAGCTGCGCAACACGCTGATTTGCGTGCTTCGGCAATTCCAGTGCGCGGTCGGCCCGGGAAAGGCCTTGTCGTGGCCGATGGGCTTCAGGTCTGGCAACCGCCACTGCTTGCCGTCCAGCGCCCGGCAAATCGGCGTGGTGCGGGTGTCCAGGGTGGCCACCCATTGGATGCCCTTCACCAGATCGCCCATTTCCTTGAATTGCCGCAGGCGGGCTTCGTTCGCCACACTGATTGCCGCGGATCGCACCAGCGCAGCCGCTTCGCGCTTTTTGGCTGGCATGATCCCGTCTTCGAATCCACCCGCCTTCGTCCCCCGCACCTTCGCGGTCATTTCGTCCACACTCTGCCCCAGCAGGATGCCTTGCTGCACCACCCCCCGAAACTTCTGTTGCAGGTCGTTCGCCTGCCCGTCCCACCATTCCCCGGCCGAATGCCCGAAGATGTGCTTTCCGTCCACGATGGTTTCGAGCTGCTTTTCCGGGATCATCACCGACACCACCGGCACCCCGATGCCGGCAGTGACCAGCTTCGCGGCGTGCTTGCTTTCGATCTTGGCAATCCCCCCCAGTCCTTCGGCGTGCTGGGCTTTGATGTCCGAATAACCCTGGGCAATGCTCTTGTCGGTCTGCTTCAGCAGTGCGTCCAGCTTGGCAAGTTTGTTCGGGCTCAGGCCTTCGGCGTTTTCCAGCGCACCGGTCAGGTCGGTTTGCAGTTCGGCCAGGCGCGCAAGGGCTGCTTTTTGCTGCCCCGCGGCAACCCGCAGAATGTTCACCGTTTGGGTGGCGACGGCATCGGTTTGGTCCATCGCCCACCTTTAGCCTGCCGGCACCGCCTTGTCTATGCGCGCGGGGCGGCCTTCTTCGCCGCCTTCTTCCCGGCCACCTTTTTGGCGGCGGGACCAGGTGCAGGTTCGTCTTCCGCGTCAGCGTCGGGATCGGCCTTTTCCAGCGGTTTGCCGTCGGGGCCGATTGGAACGGCAACCGGGGCGGGCATCGGCGGATCGGCTTCGATTTCCTCGCGCTCTTCTTCGCTGGTCTTCCCTTCGGCAATCACTTCGCCGCGTTGAAGCTGGGTGAAGAGCGTTTCGTAACTGATCGCGTTTTGCTGCCATGCGGCAATCAGCGCGTTCATCTTCTCCGGGGTGATTTCCACCGCGGCAAAATCCTTGTGCAGGCAAAATTCGGTCGCGGCGTCGGTCACGGCGGCAATCGTCCCGTCCCACCATTCGATCCACCGCAAGGCTTTGGTCAGCGTGTTGGAAATGCTCCCCGCCATCTTGGCCAGTGCGCTGGTTTCCGCGGTGTTGCGCATGGCAACGGTCGAATAAGCTTCGGCATCGGCCTGCCGTGGCTCGATCATGCGGGCCCCCAGGCTGGCCATTTGCTGCATCTTCTCTTCCATGCCTTCCTTCAGGCTGCCCAGGCCTTGCCCGCTGTATTCCAGGAAGCCACACTTTGCGTTCGGGTCTTCCGCGGTCCAGGCGAAGGAAGCCCCCAGGTAAAGCTTCCCTTCGGATTCAAACCCGGCGGTCCACACTGTCGGCACCCCGGCGGTGTGCCGGCCGTTTTCGATGTCGGCACTGTTGCGGAAGTGCCCCACGTTTATGTGGGCAATGTCGAGCAGGGGCACCAGCCCAATGTCGGGTTCGGCGTTCTCCGCGTTGTGGAAGATGAAGGGGATTTCCATCAGCACTTCCCCCCGTCGCTTCGGTTGCATGGCGGAAATCAGCTGGAAGTCGGATTGCACCCCAGTTGCCGGCCGGCTGCTTGCCGGGTCCACCCGCCCGTCACCGCGGGGCGTTTGCCCGCCCCCCTTCCACAATTCCACCCAAACGCCAGCCCCGCGGATCGAACCTTCCGGGTCGACTTTGTAAACTCGATAAACTTCGTTCTCTTCCAGGGTGAATTCGTCCACCGTCGAGTTCTGTTCAAACTCCCGGAGCACCAGCAGGGTCAGCACCCGCTTGCCGTCGGTCACGGTCGTGCGCCAGTTCACGATGTTTTCCGCCTGATAGAACGCCAAATATGGGCGGCCTTCCTGTTCGTTGAAGTCCACCAGCGTGCCGCACCGGCCCACACTGGTCACCTTCTGGGTCACCTTGCTGGCGTAGTGGTCGAAGCTGTTGCCTTGCAGGTCGACGTTTTCCAGCGTGGCTTCATCGATCGGCGTTTCCAGTGTCGGCTTCTTCCTGAATAGGCTGCCGGCCATGGCTTCGTGCGTGCGCCCCGTCGCGTTCCAGAACATTGCCCGGGTCAGGTAGGCGTCATAAGCGTCATCGGGCTGGTCCTTCAGCTTCGGCAAATACTTTTCCCGGCCGGCTTTGATCGCCGGGGCACCGTCGATGCAGTCCTGCACGGTGTCCCACAAGTTCGCTTTGTGGGCATAGGTTGGATGGGGCGTGTTTACCGGCATGGGGCACTTGTAGCACCACGCCATGGGGCGACAACGGAAAACCCCCGGCCGGCCACGGCAAGGGGTTTCGTGCGCCCGGATTCAATCCCCCGATTTAGACGGGCGCGGGCGTCAATGCGGCGGCCTGGGCGGCGTGTCAATCCTCATCCTCTTCGCATTCCTGTTCCTGGGATGCGGCGTAATCGTCGAAGCCAGCCGCTTCGTCGAATCCGGCCCGCTTGTGGACGTAGGCTTGCGCGGCGGCAGTGCTGGCGAAAACCGATCCACTGCTTGCCTGATAGATCAGCCCGTGCCGGGTTGGGCCATTGCCCCCCGAATTCGTGGCCAAGATCAGCAGGCTTTCGAAGTGCTCGCCCAGGGATTCGGCGGCCTTTTCCAGTTTCGCCTGAAGGCGGTCGTTTTCTTCTTCGTCGCTTTTCATGGTTCAAGGTGTTCCCCGCATCGATAAATTCCACGCTCCCGGCCGGCGCGCACGTTCGGCTTCCCGCACACTTCGCAGGGACCAGGGCGAAACCCTCGGGGTGCCAGCAGGTCCAGCGTGCCGGTGAATCCCCCGACCGATTCGGCCAGCGCTTCCACCCGGCGTTTTTCGCGCGAAATTGGACAGTCCGACACTGTTGCAGGGGTCGGGGGCAAATTTGCCCCGCGGGTTTCCGGGTCGGTTTCTTCGTCCCGAATTCGGGGCGGCGGGGATGCTCCCAGCATGGCGGCGGCCATGACAAAGGAGGGCAGAAGCGGCACGGTCGGCCGGCGTCGTCCGGGCACGGATCGGGGCGGGTGGTCGTCGTTCATCGGCGTTTCTTTTTGGGTTCTTCGGTGGGGGCGGTCACGATCACCGTGCCGGTTTCCATCATGGCAACGAAAACCCGGTGGCGGAAGTCCTGCTTTTCGCTGCCGGTCATGTCGTCGGATTCGCGCCACGGCATCGGCCGGCCGGCGGCGGCGGCGGCCAGCAGGTCGCGCTTCATCGTTTCGATGATCCCGCGGTGCTGGTCCATTTCTTCCTTCGACACCCGCGGTTCGCGGCGTTCGCGGGCGGTGCGCTCTTCGTTCTGGTGGTTCCAGCAAAGCCCGTAATCGTCGGCCCAGCCTTCGCACCTGGGGCAGCCCGGCACGTGGGGAATGCGCGGCCTGGGCGGCACGGGCGGGGAGAAGTCCAGTTCCAGTTGCATGGTCGGTTATAGTTCCCTGGGGTCTTCGCAGGGTGGCACGCATTCCCACCGGGCTGGAATTTCTCCGATGGGGTTCACGCGGGTCAGGTAACCATTGATTTCTTCAGCACCTTTTCCGCAAGCTCGGCACACGAAGCGGGGCTGGGGCAGCGTTTCAGGCCAAGGCATGTAATCGTGGGCTTCCTTCAGGTCTGGGTGGTCCTGGGCAATTTCGGCCAGCAGTTCGTTCACGGCGTCGTCGTCGTCGGCCCCGCGGCCGTTCTGCCAGCAAATCGACACCATTTCCACGATGGCTTTCGCGTGTGATCGTTTCATGGCTTTAGTCCTGCCCGACCGCCTTCCGGCCGGCAATGTATTGCGCTTCGGTCACCGGGTGCGACTTCAGCACCCGAATCACGTTGCCCACCTTGTCGGCCTTCTGCCGGGCGGCGTGTTCGGTCGGCCCGCTGTAATATCGGGTTTTCAGCCCGTCGGTGGTTTCGATGGTGTAGCAGTAATGCTTCACCGTGGCGGTGCGCTTCGCCCGCTTGGCGGATGCCGCCGGGTTCTTCGGTGGCAGGTTTTGCACTGCCCAGGTCGGGACCAGGGCGGTTTCCCCGGGTTGAATCACCCGGCGTTGCCCGCCCAGGGTGGTGGGCTTCAGCGCCCGGATGCGCACGCGCTTTTCGCAGTTTTGGATCACTTCGATTCGCTGGGCTGCTTGGCCTTTGTGCGCGTTCACGCATAGCCAGGCGGTGCGAAGTGCGGGCAGTTTTTCGATGGTGTCAGGTGTCATTGTCGTGGTTGGTTGGTAGTTCAGAAGTCGATGGCTGCAAGCGCTTCTTCAACGAAGAGCGCTGCAAGCGGCGGCACAATCGCATTGCCATATCCCCGCAAAAGCCCCACCCGGCCGGATACCCCATCAGCCAACGGGAAAATTCCGGGTTCAACACGCCGCGCTTTCCCGTCGGCGCATCGGAGCAGTTTGGCATTGCCCCAAGCGCTTGCTCGCTCAGGGGTCGGCAGTTGTGGGTCAGCGGTTCGCCCCCCGTCTTGCCGCTTTTGTAGTCCCTCGCCTGGGGTGATTGCCACCCGGCCACGGTCGCCGTTTGCTGGGTCAGGCTGTTGCCCGTCATCCCCGCCGTCTTCACTCCCCCCCGCACCCCGTCCCCCGCGCTGGGCGTGATCCAGCCCACCAGATCGGGCACGTTCTGGGGTGTCGTTCTGGGGCGCTCCCCGCCGTGGTTCTTCCCCCGGTTGGTTCCGTTGTTCGGTCCATCGCACGCTTGCGGCGTCGGCCAGCCCGCCAGCCCCACCGTTTCGGAAAGCCCCATCATCCCCGGGCGTGGCGACACTTCCCCGCCTTTGATCGCATCGGTTGCCGTGGGCGTGGGCCACCCAGAAGATTCGCTGGCGGATGTGGGGTGCCCCGACGCACGCAGCGCACAAATCGGCCCCCCCGACTTCATAGCCCATTCCTTCCAGGTCAGTGCGTATTCCAGCGAACCAGTCCCGCCCAGCCTTTGATGCAACTTGTTCGCCAAACGCGATTGCAGGCCGGCGGGCTGCCACAAGTCGGGAAAAGACTGGCCAAAGGTGCCGGTCGTCGTCGGTGCCTTTGCCCTTGCCGGCGTTGCTGAATGGCTGGCATGGGCAGCTGGCGGTCCAGATTTCGCGGGAAGGGCAAACCCCGGCAAGAGTGAGGGCAAGTGGCCACCCGCCGATTCCAGCGAAGAAGTGGCACTGGCGGAAGTTTCGCAGGTCGGCAGGTGTGACATCGTGAATTGATCGTGGGTCGACTTCACCGAAGGGGATCAGGTTCGCGGCAATCAGCTGGCGCAACCATTCCGCGGCCTTCGGGTCGTTCTCGTTGTAATAGTTCAAAGCAGGGTCGGTTGGGAGTCCAGCGCACCTTCATCGATCGCCGCGCTTTCCGCCCAGGTTTCGAAGGTGTCCGGGGTGATCATGCAGCGGTCGTTGTAATGGTAATACCCGCAGGCCGGGCACTTCGCGAATTCGTAAATCAGCGCGGTGGCCTTGTGCTTGTCGGCCTGCCAAAGGTTCAGGATGCTTTCCTGCGGATGCCCGCACTGCTTGCACGGTTGCCCATGGATTTGCTTCTGGGAAAGCAGGAAGGCCAGCGCGGTTCCGTGGCAAAGCCCGGGCACGCACCAGCAAAGGAGGTTTTCCCCCCGCAGGGTTTCCAGGTCGAATCGCAGCTGGTGGTCCATCAGCTTCAGCACGAATTGCCACACCACCACCCGGCGGCGTTCCGGTGAATCGGTGCCGACGGTGAAGGGATTCGCCCAGCGCGAGCACGGGCGGCCGGCCCATTCCCGGCCGATATAAACCCCGGGAAGGTCGGGGAATTTCGCCGTGTTGACCACGGTTGCCGTTGGCAAAAACAATTTCGCCATGGCTCAGCGGGTCAGAAGGGCTTGGAATTCGGCCACGTATTGTTCAGCCCGGGCCTGCAATTCTTCCATGGTCTGGTGGTCGTTTGGTCCGTCCCAGTCTTCCCCGTCGGGGATGATCCCGCCCCCCATGCCGAAGTCTCCACAAGGGTTTCGGTCGATCAGGAAAAGGCAAATGGTGGTGCCGTTCAGATACCCGCGCCACCGCGCTGGGTCGTTCGGGCTGGCGCTCCACACGATGCGCTTTTGTTCCTTCACCGGTTGCGGTTGCCGGCAGTTTGCGCACCACGCCTTGCCGCTGGAATCGGTGAAGTAGTGGTGGGGAAACTTCCACTGGGTGGCTGGGCAGAAGTCAGCCGGGCCGGTCATTGATCCTTCGCCTTCGGTTGCCGGCGGTTTTATTGGTCGCGTGCCGTTTTCCCATTCTGCCGCAACCACCCCGGCGGATGGTCCCCAGGTTGGGATGATTTCCGCCTTTGCGCTGGGCGGGTCCAGGGGTGTCCTGTATTCCACCCCGGCCACGGCGGCAATGTATTCGGGTTCTCCGAGCACGGGCTTGGCTGCCCGCGGGGTGGTGCCGACCATTTCCGCTTGGTGGTGGGCATCGGCTTCGGCAAGGCGTTGCTTCACGGCGTCGCTGATTTCGGCCAGGGGTTGGGGCAGGATGAAGCCGGCAGTTTCCGCTTGCTGGCGGATTTCGGCTTTGGCCTGGGCGGCCTGGGCTTCTTCCCCCCGGGTCACGAAGATGTGCGGGGGCAGGCGTCGAAGCACGTTCAAGATGTGAACGATTGCGGCGGCGGTGTTGCCTTCGACGTTTTTCACGGCGGCGGCGTGGATTTCTTCGGCGGTGGTCATGGTGGTGGTCGTTTTTGGTTTTGCGGCTGCGGCCGCGCGGTTCAGAAGGGTGATGGTGTCCGGGTGCAGGCCGGGCAGCTTTTTCAATTGCTCGATTTCTTCGGCCAGGGTCATAGAAGTTTCGGGTTGGTGGCGTTCTGGTGGATAGCTTGGCGCATGTGGGAATATTGGGCCAGCCCGGTTCCGTCGCATGAATCTGCCCCCATGTCTTGGAAGTATTCGAACCTTCCCGGGGTGTTCACTCTTCCGATGTGCACCCACTTGCCCATGGCTTTGGCAGCCTTCACGCATGCGGCGGCGTGGGGGCTGATCTTCCAGGCGGTGCTTCCCCCGATGAAGAGCGCGGTGCATTCGTCCCAGGGGATCGGGTGGGCTTCGATGCCGTCCTGGGCGACGAAGGCGCGGGGCCAGTTTTGCAGTTGGGGGGCCCAGTGCTTCCACACTTCCAGCGTGCGGATCGCGCTTCCCACCACGTCGGGCACTGCCACGAAGCGGCACTGGTCGATGGCATCGGCGTGCTTGCTCAGCAGTCGAAGGAATCCGGCGGGGTCGAAGTTTGCGAATGCCCCGTTGTCGATGGCAAAGGGCGCGTCGGGGTTTTGGCGTTTGCGCCTGGTCAGGGGTGTCAGCAGTTGTTCCACCTTTGTGCCCAGTTCGGCCGCGCATTCCCCCAGGTCGTTCGGGGTGTCGAGTAGAACGATCATTTGTCTGGGTGGTGTTTCAGCAAATAGGCTTTGGCTTCGGCTTTGGCGGTCGGCAATTCGGTGCAGGTCGGGAAGTTGTTCTTTCCGCACCCGTACCAGAACCAGCCGGATTTCGTGCGCTGGCAAACCATCAGTGTTCTGCCGTCCCGCCGCAGTTCCCAAAGTTCAGGCTTCCCCGGCAGCCCGTTGCCGCGAAGGTGCACCCAGCGAAGGGGTGGCGTTTTCAAAGCAATTCCCCCTGCTTGGTGTTGCGCGCGTAAAGGCCGACCAGTTGCCGCAGCTGGCCCACGGTCAGATCCAGGCGCGGGGCGCTGGGGATGGTCATCAGGTTTTCGTCGTCGCTGATGTCGGGGTGAATTCGCCGCACGAAGGCTTCCAGCGGCAGGATGCGGTCGCGGAAGTCGGTCAGCAGTGCGGCAATGTCTGCCATGGCGGCAATTCCGGCGTCGGCTTCCTTCTGGGTCATCGCCCCGCGTTCGACGGCGCGGGCATAGACTCTTCGGCGCATGACGGTTTCGCGGGTGGCTGCTTCAATTAGGTGGTGCATGTCGTGGTGGGGTGAAATCGGAAAGTTCGGATCGGTGATACCAGCGTGCCTTCACCTTCCAGGTGTAAGCTTTGAATTTGCAGAAGTTGCCATCTTCGGCCAGCACTTCGCCATCCCATCGGCGGGGCACTTGGCCTTTGAATTTCGTGGCTGGGGCGGTGCAGCGGAATCCGACAAGGCTGCCGGTCGGCTTGGCGTCGTTCACCATCACCAGCAGGTCGCGCGGGTGCTTGGCAAAGAAGGCCGGCGGTTTCCAGCCCGGCAGCATGATCACCGCCGTGCCTTCCGCATCGGTCAGGACGGCTTGCACCTTCCCCGACCGCATCAGCCATTCCTTCGCGGTCATGGCTTCGGCCTGAGTGTATAGCCCCGCCAGTCTTCCCGGTATCGTTCCACCAGTTCAGCTTTTTCCAGTGCACGGGCTTGGTTGCTGCACCGCTTCATGGTGTCGGTTCGAAAATACCAATAAGAACCGCCGTTGCGCATGAAGATCACGCGGGTGCCGGCGCGCATGGCGTCCAAAAGTTCTTGCTGGGGCGGGGTCAGTTTCATGGCGTCCACAAGGCGGGATGGAAGTCGACATCCCACACGTTGAAGGTTTCGGTTCGGTTCGCGAGAAAAACCACCTGCCCGCGGAGAGTCGCCAGGAAAACCCCCACCACGTCGTCGGTGGCAATCGTGAAGATTTCCGCCGTTCGCAGCTGGTCCAGCATCTTGTGCACCTGGGGGGCGGTCAGGCGGGCGCGGGTCATGCCACGGGTCGGCTGTTCAGCACGCGGTTGAATTGCTCTTCCGACACGATCCCAGATTGCCGGTTTTGGATCAGTTGCCAAAGTTCTGAAAGTGTCCAGGGCTTCGGCTTCGGCGTCGGCCAGCCTTTGCGATAGCCCGCCAGTTCAGCTTCGGCAATCGCCAGCTTCGCAAGCGCGGCGTGCTTTGCTTCGGCTTCCTTGGCTGCTTGCTGCACTGCCGTTGCCAGCGCTGTCGTGGCATCGGTCAGTTGTTTTTCCGTTCCGTGTCGAACCGCCTGTTGGTATTCGGCATTATGCAGCGCGGCGGCCTTTTCGGCCACTTCCTTGGTCAGCTGGGCTTTCCGGTCGGCCAGTTCGGTGCGGAATTGATCGCGCTGGGCGCTCACGTCCTTCAGGGCTTCCCGGCTGCCGTCGCGTTCCTTCCGCAAGCGTGTGATGATTTCGCCCCGCTCGCCCGTTTGCTTCCGAAGGGCGGCGCACGTGGCCCGCAGGTCGGCAATCAGCGCATGCAGCATCTTCGGCGGCATAAGTTTTTCCGGCAGCCCGTGGTCGGGCACCTGCACTTCGGGATCGTCGAAGCCGGATTCGATGCCCATGGCTTTCTTCAGCACTTCGGCCTGGGCATCGGTCAGCTTCAGTATCATCAGCGGTTGCAGCGTCGCCAGTGCGGCAATCTTCGCTTCGTGGGCGGCGTCGGCGTCAAGTTCGCGCTTCAGCGCAGCCGCCAGCCCGGCGTTGAAGCCGGCGGTGAAGTTGCAGCAGGGCCATTTTGCGTGTTCGTTGCCAGTGTGCTTTTGCCAAGCGGCAACGATTTCGGGATGTGGTTCGGTTGTCATGGTTGTGTGGCTTCGTGGAAGTGTTGGTTGCAGAAGTTTTTGCCTTGAAGGCGGTTCGGTCCCCGGCTGGCGCATCCGTCCCAGTCGCAGGGTGGCCCGAAAAGTGGCGGCAGCGGGTCGGGCATGACCGGCGGCGTGCGCTTCCCCCGCGGCATGATCAGCAGAATGCCGGCAATGAAGTCGGCAAGGTCGTGGTCGGGCGTGTTGGTCAGTGCGTCGAAGCCGTGGCAGTTCAGCAGGCTGGCCAGTTCTCTTTTGAAGTCCTTCATGGTCGTGCGTTTCCGGCAATCCAAAGCCCCAGGCTGCCGCGTTTGGGTTCCGGCGTGATGCGCACCGGATCGCGTAGTTTCCAGGCCACGCTTCCCGTCCACCAAATGGATGCGGAAACGTGCGTGCAGTCGATCAGTTCGACGTGGCCAATGATCGCCCCCAGGGTCGGCGTGGCGGCGGCCTTCATCTCTTCAAACTTCGTCCTGGGCAGGTTGCGGAAAGCCCATTCCCATGCCCCGCGGTCTTCGGTCTTGCTGGCGTGGATGTAAAGCCGGCCACGGTAGGGCGTGGCCCACGTGCGGTTCTCCACATCCTTGTGCCCGTCCAGAATCCAGTCGGCCCACGGTTGCTTCACGGAAAGCACCGTGCGCCCATCCCAGGCCGGCGGCATCGGCGTGCCGGGGCATTCATCGCAGGGTTTCATCAGTTTAGGTTTTCGATTTGAATCACCGGGGCTTGCGGATTTACCCGCTTCCCCTCACTTACGAAGGATGTCACGAAGATGTCGGCAAGGGCGGCGGCAAGTGCCATGTCCGGGCATTCAATCATGGCAATGGCAATGCCGCGTTTCGGTGTCCTGACCACTGCCATTGCCCCCTTCGGATCGGGAATGGCGGCAATCACGCAACCGTTTTCCGGCACGCTTAAAAGCACGTGTCGAAGGTGTGGGCTTCCTGCAATCAGGGCGGTGTGCTCGCTTGCATCGGTCCAGCGAATGGTGGCGTTTGCCTTTGCCATCACTGCATGCAGCACTTCGGGAAATGGGGGCATGCTCATTCGATTTCGAAGAGTTTCCCCCCCAGGTTTTTGGCTGCTTTCAAGGCGGCGCGGAAGGCGTCGCGGTTGCTGGTGGCGTGAATCAGCTGTTCATGCACCACCCCGTCCACGTCTATGCGGGCAATAAACTTGTCCCCTTCCCGGTCGGTCTTTCCTTCCACGTCCACGCCGGGCGTGGGCGCGAGGCGCAAGAACGTGTTGCCGGCACTGGTCACGTTGAAGGTCGCCCCCATCAGCGCGAATTGATCGCCCGCCTTCCACACGATGGTGGGCGCGTCCAGTCGCCGCAGCACCACTTCCCGCCGGCTGATTCGGTGGATTTCAAAGTGGTTGTCGCCGGCAATGATCGGCTGCCCGATATAAATCACGATGCCTTGCCTTTCCCTCGGCAGTGCGCGGTCGCGGGCTTCCTGGGTCGTGTCGTCAATGGGGATGATGTCCCCGGTTAGGGTGTCTTGCATGGTTTGGTTTTGTGAAGGTCTTCCAGCGCGTCGCGAAGCACGTTCATGGCTTCGGCTTGGATCGGCCGGCCGCCAAACCACCCGTCAACGGTGCGGCGGTTGCGGTTGGTGCGGGCTGCCAAGTAATCGCGGTTCCAGCCCAGCAGTGCGGTCACGGCTTCAAGGCCGGCCACGCTGTCGACTTTCTTGCCGTCTTGGATGAAGACGGGCATGCCATAGGTCTGGAAGCGGGTGGTGGTGATTTTGATCATTTCAAGGTGTACGTGTGAAGCACTTGCTGCCCGTATGGGCGCATTTGCATGGTTTGGTGGTCGGTGCCGAAGGTGGCAACCCAGCGGTTGTTCCCGTCCATAATGTCGCGGTTCCAGTCCAGGTTTTGAACCGGGATGGTCTGAATGGCGGCCAGCACGGGGCGGGTCCAAAGGGTGAAGGCTGATCGTTTCATGGTCGTGGTCGTGTTGGTTGTGGGGGCAAATTTACCCCCGGGGGTTTTGCGCGGCAGTGCGCATTGAATCGGCAATGGCGGCGGCAACGCGTTCGTCTGAAGCGGCGGCGGCAAGCATGGCGCGAACGAGCACGTTCGCCTGGTCGATGAAGGAAGGCTGGGCAACGCGGAGGCGGCGCAAGCTTTCGGCAATGTCGTCTTGGTGTGTCATGGTCGTGGTCTTGCCGCAGTA